TTCGTGGTGGGCTATCGCGGTAACAGCCCGTATGATGCAGGTTTGTTCTACTGCCCGTACGTGCCGCTGCAGATGCTCCGCGCACAAGATCCGAACAGTTTCCAGCCGAAGATCGGCTTCCAGACCCGCTACGGCGTGGTTGCGAATCCGTTCAGCAACGCTGACGGCACTTCGGATGGTTCGATTGTGTCACGTTCGAATCAGTACTATCGGCTGGTCAACGTAAGAAATCTAATGTAGTAAAAAGTGTACACTTTGATAGTGTACGCGTAACATGGCCGCCGTGGAGTTTATTCAGACTCCACGGCGGTTTTCTTTTTCCTCCATGTTTTCCAATAACATGCACTACATAATCCTTTAGCTAAATGCGGTCGTTCTGGATGGCAGGTTACGTGAACATCCCGATACACACCTCGTTTTTTTCCAGTCATTCGTTGCCTCATCGCCTCTACATGTTCAGGCTTCATCTTCTTTCCACGTTTCGCCTGAGATATTTTTTCCCGAGTTTCTTTCGAATGTGAACGCCCAGCCATCGGATGTCGCCCATTTGCGGCCCGTTCTTTTGCACGCTGACTAAGAAGTTCTCGCGTTTTTTCTGAACGAGGAGTGTGTTTTGTTCCTTTTGCGTGTGAATTTCCCTTCATTCGCTCCGACATCTGCCGTTTCCATTCCGCACTTTTAGGTACTCCCTTATTGACCGCAGACATGCGCACTCTCGTCTCTGCCGCAATAGTTTCGCGTAAAGACGCATAGAGACGACCTGTTATTCGCACATGTGCGTATGCAGGATTGCGGCTGTCAATCAGTCGTTTGGCGGCAAGTGACATACGCGCTTTTGCTACTCCAGTAGACATGCGCACCAAACACAAATGACACACAAAATGTTCTTTGGGTGTGAGACAGACAAGATTATTCGCATCGTCGGTGCCTCCCAAAGCTTTTGGCACAATATGATGCTTCTCGTGGTATCCTTGAAGCACGCGTGTCTTTGCTCGTTCTACAATTTGATGGTAAATGCGTGTGTAATCCATGCATGTATTTAGATACCTTTACCTTTCAGTAACACAATCCGTTTATTTTGTTCGCCAACGCACTCCTAAATACTTGATATGGAACTTCCACAAGACTACACGCCGTCACTCTTTCAGCAGGCCACAAACGGCCTCTACGGCAATCACTTTCGGTTCACGATTGATAGACTGCCAGACTTGTCGTTTTTCATCCAGTCAGTGCAATTGCCTAGTGTGACGTCAGGTATGGTGTTGCAACACAACCCCTTCTCCACCGTACACCATACGGGCGATCATCTCTCCTACAGCACATTTGAAGTCAAGTATATCATCGATGCACATTTCAAGAACTACTTCAGTCTGTACTATTGGATGAAGGGATACGGATTTCCGCATTCGTTTGAAGAAGTTGTACAGTTTCGCGCCAAGCAAGAATCATTAGTAGGAGCAGTACGACCGAAAGCGATCATGCTGGAAAAAACACATGCCACACTACAGGTGCTGACGCCAGATACGAGTGCGATCATTGCCGAAATTCATTATGATGACATTTTCCCCTTTGAGTTATCGGCCGTCTCATTTGAAACCACCGACAGTGAACCGCCGTTGCTCACGACAACATGCTCTTTTGCATGTTCCAATTTCGATATTCGCTTGCATACAGAGTAAACATGTAGTATCATATCCGCATGACGCTTGATGACTATTTGAATGAATGGCGGAATGATGCGGATCTCGACTTATCTGCCCTTGATGAAGCGGCGCGTAATGTGCCGTTGCTGCATGCAAAATGGTGGAAGTATTACTCACACGAACGTCTGCGCTATCGCATGGTCGATAGTGAATACAAACTACTCTATCGACAGAAGTGGGAATACTTTTTAGGCAAGATGGATGATGTGGAACGTGTCAGACTGGGATGGGATCCTCTGCCTCTGAAAATCCTCTCACAAAACGTGGATGTCTATATCGAAGGCGATCCGGATATTCAAACCGCGTTAAAAAAGAAAGCACTGCTTGAAGAAATCCTCAAGTTTCTTGAAGATGTGTTGAAGCAAATCAACCAACGCAACTACCATGTGAAAAACTGCATCGACTTCTTACGTTTCCGTAACGGCGTGCTCTAATCCTCTAAATAGGCACATGACTCTTGTGCCTATTGACCATGTCTGGATGCGAATCGAATGCGACGATCATGTAGCACGAGAACTGCATGATTACTTCGCATTCGATGTGCAGTCAGCAAAGTTCATGCCGCAGTTTCGTAAACGGCATTGGTCGGGAAAAATTCACCTCTTCAAACTTCGCGGGCACCTTATCTATCGAGGATTGCTGGCCCGTGTCTTAGAGTTTGCCGCACAACGTCAATATCCTGTTACCAATCTGATACCGCCTGCTGTAGTGGATACGTCATCGCTGATACCGCGTCTGGAACGCGCAGCACGAAAACTGCCTCACGAACTGCGCTCATATCAACATGACGCGATTGTCGCGATGCTCACACAACAACGTGGAATCGTTCTTTCTCCTACTGGCAGTGGTAAATCATTGATCATTTACTTGCTCACGTGTTTGTTGCAACAGCGTACCTTGATCGTGGTGCCAACCACAAGTCTGGTGTCGCAGATGGCATCAGACTTTGTGTCGTACGGGTTCAATGCAGATTTTATTCAAACCATTCAAGCTGGTCGTGAGAAAGACATTAATGCACCTGTCGTGGTTTCAACATGGCAGTCAATCTATGAGATGCCTCCAGAATACTTTGAACAGTTTGGAACGATCATTGTCGATGAAGTGCATCTTGCGAAGGCCAAGTCACTGACGGGCTTGCTAGAAAAGTGCGTCTCAATTGCAAACCGCTTTGGATTTACGGGCACGCTTGACGACACACAAGCGCATCGACTGATTCTTGAAGGTTTGTTTGGTGATGTGGTGCGCGTCACGACTACCAAACAACTCATGGAACAACAGCATCTGACGCCGCTTCAGGTGAAAATGTGTGTGCTCAAATACCCGAAAGATGAGTGTCGGAATCTACGTCGAGCAATCTATCAAGATGAAGTGGAGTTTTTGGTACAGCATCCCGTGCGTCTTCAGATTGTAGCTCAATTGGCGGCATCCACGCGTGGAAATGTGCTGGTGCTTTTTAACTATGTGGAAAAACACGGAAAACCGTTGCATGCCGCAATTTGCAACTTAGCATCTCATCGGAATGTGCATTTCATCTCCGGAGACATTGCGGCTGATGAGCGAGAACGCATTCGGCAATTGGTGACGGAGGGTCGCGATCATATTATTGTGGCATCATACGGTACTATGTCTACTGGTGTGAATATTCCCAATTTGGATGCCTTAGTGTTCGCATCCCCATCGAAGTCTAAGATTCGTGTGTTGCAGTCAATTGGCCGTGGATTACGATTGGCGGAAGGAAAGACGCATGCCAAATTGATTGACTTTGTGGATGATCTTCGTGTGGGTGCCTCTGTCAATCATACATTCCGACATGCCGAACAACGTGTACAATATTACACCAGTGAGCACTTTCCATTTTCCATGCATGAAATGTCGTTGGAAGATTGGTATCGATGCCTGAAAATGCCTACGGATACTTAAGTTACTTAAGTTATAGATTTGATAAGATTCTAAGTACTAGATACTATAAGAATATAGTATTTTTTTTCTCTCTCTTTGCTCACGTTTAGTTTATCATGAATATGTAATGCTGTCAACTCCCCTTATTTGTGCGGTTGTCATGCATGTAGTATAATGTAAAAACTATGGAGGTGACATGTCGTCTAGTGCCGAACATTACGTCGATAATAAAGCATTTTTAGCGGCGTTACGTGATTATCGCCGTGCGTGTCGAAAAGCAAAACAGTTGAATCGACGTGTGCCGCCCATTCCAGAATTTGTTGGTGAATGTTTCTTACGCATTGCGACACATCTGTCGTATCGACCCAACTTTATCAACTACACGTTTCGTGAAGATATGATCTCGGATGGCGTGGAAAATTGTCTGATGTATATGCACAATTTCAATCCACGCAAATCCAAAAATCCTTTTGGATATTTCACCTCTGTGATCTACTATGCGTTTGTGCGGCGCATTCAGCGAGAACGCAAGCACACCTATCTCAAGTATCGTTTGATGGAAGACGCGATCATTTCGGGGGATACGCAAACGTCTCCGGATGGTAGTGGCCACTTTCACGTCGATACGGAGATGCTGTCGTATGAGAATGTGCAAGAGTTTATTCAACGATTTGATGAGTATCACGACAAACGTCGCGAACGTCGTCGTGAGATGAAACAAAAAACCAGCCGAAAGAAGACACGCAAATCAAAAATGGCGATTGAATAATATGGCAAAGATAGCGGTAATATCTGATAGTCACTTCGGTGTGCGGAACGACAGTGCTGTTGTTCTTGAATGGCAACACAAATTTTTGAATGATGTCTTTTTTCCGGCACTGGATACTCATCATGTGACGCATGTATTGCATGGCGGCGACTATGGTGATCGTCGCAAGTTTGTAAACTTCTCCACTGCTCGGTTCATTGAGCAGGCCTATCGCGCACCGCTACGACAGCGAAACATCATTGAGCACGTCATCATTGGCAATCACGATTGCTTTCTTCGCGATAGCACACACATCAATTCTGTAGAAGAGTTGTATCGTCATGATCCCTCTCTCGTCATTCATAGTGAACCGACAGAGATTAGTATTGCGAATACGGATATTTTGTTATTACCGTGGGTCTGCGATAGCAATCGTGCGGCATCGATGAAATATATTGAACACTCTCGCTGTGCCATCGTGTTAGGGCATTTGGAAATCAGCGGGTTTCAAATGTATCGTGGTATGCCAAATCATGAGGGTCTGTCGCCAAACTTGTTTGATCGTTTCAAACTCGTCATGTCAGGGCACTTTCATCATCGTTCGTCGAATGGCCCGATTCACTATCTCGGTGCACCCTATGCGATGGTCTGGAGCGACTATCGCGATCCTCGCGGGTTTCATTTGTTGGATACCGACACACACGAATTGACGTTTATTGAGAATCCGTATAGTATGTTTGCGCGATTGGTGTATGACGATGCCGATCAGCCACCTTCGTATATTGAGCAGATATTGGCAGACGTCACGACCGCACAGTCACCGTATGCGAATGCGTATGTCAAAGTGATCGTCAAAACCAAAACGCAACCATACTGGTTTGATTTGCTGATGGATGCATTGGCAAAAGTCAATGCGCAGGATGTGATTGTGGTCGATGACGTGCAGCAAGCGCACATTGATGACCCGGAGGCAGAACATACAGCATCCGCAGACATCGATACGCTCTCCTTGATGACAGAATATGTGTCAGACTTATCCGTCACTTGTGATAAAATGGAGCTTCAGACGTATCTACAAAATACGTATCGTGAGGCGTTGACACAGAGTCAATCGGTGCGAATCTAATCTATGATTATTTTTGAGCGCGTACGCTATCAAAATTTCCTTGCGACAGGCAATGTGCCTATTGACATTGCGCTGAATCAACATGCCACAACGTTGATTATCGGTCGAAATGGTGCAGGGAAATCGACGATGACGGAAGCGGTGTGCTTTGCGTTGTTTGGTCGTGCCCTACGCAACATCAACAAACCGACACTGATCAATGCAATCAATGGCCGCGATGCACTCGTCGAACTCTGGTTTCGACATAATGAGCATGCGTATTACATCAAACGTGGTATCAAACCGAATGTGTTTGAAATCTATCGCGATCAAGAATTGATCCCCCCGCCAGCATCACTATCGGATTATCAGACGATGCTGGAAGAGCATATTCTTGGCATGCATTACAAGAGCTTCATGCAGATCGTCGTACTTGGAAGCGCATCGTATGTGCCGTTCATGCGCTTGACATCTGCCGCTCGGCGTGAGATTGTAGAATCATTATTGGATATTGAGATCTTCAGCACCATGAGTGTGCTGACGAAAGATGAACTCGCGAATGTGAAGTCGCAGATCGAGCAATTAACGCAGCAGCGTACATTGCTTGAAGAACAAAAACGGATGGCAGAAACGTTCACCGCGCACGTGACGGATGAGCAAGAGCATACTGTCGCGCTCATCGACCAGCAGTTAGCAGAGACGCAGACGACGATGCAGCGTACGCGAGATCGCATTGCAGAATTAGAAACGGCGATTCGCACCTATGATGAAATTCGCACCGCATGTGAGGAAGCGGAACGAAAAGTCACAGAGTATGCACAAACATTGAAAGCGATGGTGACGAAAGAAAAGAAGCTTCAGAAAGAACATGAGTTCTATGAGGCGCATGATACATGCCCGACATGTGCGCAAATGATTACCGAAATATTCAAGCAACAGAAATTTACGACGTTGGAAGAAAAACATGCCAGTTTGACGGTAGCGATGGCGCAATGTCAAACACTGCATACGCGATACACCAAAAAGATTGATGAGTATCAAACCGCGTTGGCCGACGCACACGCGCTCTCGCAGGAACAGCATACGCTTCATGCGCAGCAACCGTTATATGAGCAGCGTGTACGACAATTGACAAAAGAACGCGTGAAAGCATTAGAACCCAAACCCGCGATTGGTGTTGATGCCGAAGATATTCAACGACGATTGCAGGATGTGATTACAACGCATACGGATGCTGCACGACGCAAGAGTGTCTTGGATGTCGCGAATGCGCTGCTCAAGGATAGCGGTATCAAATCGCGCATCATCAACCACTATTTGCCGATCATCAATAAGCAGATCAACACGTATTTGACGGCCATGGATTTTCCGATTTACTTTACATTGGATGCGGAATTTGAAGAGCACATGCAATCACGGCATCGTGACGACTTTACCTACGATTCGTTTAGTGAAGGTGAGAAGAAGCGTATCGATTTGGCGTTATTGCTGACGTGGCGAGCAATTGCACAACTTAAGAACAATGCCTCATGTAACTTGCTAGTGCTTGATGAGGTGTTCGATAGCTCGTTGGATGGAAATGGCACCGATGAGTTTTTGAAGATTATTCAGACGCTTGAAAAGGCCAACGTTTTTGTGATTTCACATAAAGATCAAATGATCGATAAATTTCACCATGTATTGCACTTTGTGAAGGAACGAGGATTCTCATGTCTGCGGGCGTAATGACAAAGCGTGAACCATTTCCGATTGCGCGGATCCATCCATTATTAGATGACTTGACCGTCAATCGCACGTTTGACGAAATTCTTGCGATGACGGATGCGGAGTTTGAGGCGTATGTCGTGCACATGCGTCAGTCATTCTTATCATATTGGAATGACGAAAACTTGCCGCCGCGACGTGGATGGTCAGAGCAAGAAATCGATGATGAGTTTGTGCAGTTAGCAGGGTTCGATGTGCAGAAGATGTGGAAGCAGGATACGCTGTCGAATCGACGTGTGATCCACAATACGCATGTCAGTCTTGGCAGTGCCGTGAATGCGTGGCATGCCGGAAACATGTATCGAGTGCGCATCAACTATACAGAGAAGGATGATGGCCGCAGCATCTATGACTTCTTCGCGAAGCCAGAACTGTTTCAGCGATACCTGCCCTACGCACGCCGACACTTTCTGCGTGATAGCTTCTACATGTTTGCAGTAACAGTCGTGAGTGGAGATACGCTTCGACATCGCCCAGAAATTCAACCGCGCAATGCATATACGTTCATTGATCAATTTGCTGCACATGAGCGGGCGTATGGTGAGCAAGAATTGTTACTGGAGGCGAAACCGTTAGCGCGCCGTGAACAGCAATACACAGGCTACAACGATAAGATGCGCACCAGTGAACTCATGACGCTGACGTATGCGGAATTGCAACGTGTTGAAGCTGAGCAGTTGTTACCATCAACCGCGTATCGCAATGTGTTAGCAAAGCATCGCAACGACGAGTATGAGTTTCATCTGCGCATCTACGAGAAGGGGCAGCGGCTGTTTCCCAATCTGTTTCGCAGCTTCCGTATTTCTATGTGTCAGTATGCGGTCAATTTTCCTCCGCTGACAGCGAAGTTGTTATACGAAACGTTTTTGCAGCACGTTACTGCGCCTTCTGTGACGATATGGGATCCGTCATCCGGTTGGGCCGGGCGTCTCATTGGTGCGATGTCGTATAATCGACAACTACCGTCAGGTGCCATGCAGCAACTACGCTACATTGGCACTGATCCGAATCCTGCATTCTATACGAAGACCACGAGTATCTACAGCACGATTGCAGAACGCTACAATCACATTCGGTTTGAAAACTCGTTATTCGATGAACCGCATGCACATACCGTGCATCAGTTGGGGAGTGAGTTGTTTCACACGACTGCGGATTTTCAGAAGTTCAAAGGCACAGGTGATCTGGTTTTTTCTAGCCCTCCATATTTCAATCGAGAAGCGTACAGTGAAGACGAGAACCAGAGCTATAAGAAATACACGTCATATGATTTGTGGCGTGATGGGTTCTTGCGACCAACGTTGCAGAATGCATACGACTTCCTGAATCACAAACGGTATTTGTTGTGGAACATTGCTGACTTAAAAGTGGGAAAGAAGTATCTTCCGCTGGAGCAGGATAGCATTCGTATCGCGCAAGAACTTGGTTTCGAATACAAAGAAACCGTGCTGATGGCGCTCATGAACATGCCTGGCGCGAATCGCGTCACTGAAGACGGAGAAGCGACAGCGAAGAATTTCCTCAAACTTGAAAATGGAAAGATCATGAAATATGAGCCTGTGCATGTCTTCTGGAAGCCCTAATCGATATGCATGACGTACCGTTGTGGTCTGGTGGCAGTTATGCCGTGGGATGGTGGCACACAGTACCTGACGGTTCGCACGTCACCTATATAGAGATATAACCCGCTGTGAGACGCGCTTTCGAGGCGTCTGACAGCTTTTGTTGCTCATAGGAGAACACACATGACTGCACTTACCCCTCTTCGTCAATTTCTGACGGCTGTCGAAAGTACCTCATTTCCCCAAGAATTTCACCAATACTCGGTCGGGTTCGACCGATTGTTTGATGAATTAGCGTATGCCACTCGGCACGTTGCATCTGCCCAGAACTATCCACCGCACAACATTCTCCAGTTTGGAGAACACGAATTTGCTATTGAACTTGCGCTTGCAGGATTCGATATAAGCGATTTGGATGTCTCGGTGGAGCGTGGAGTGCTTTCCATCAAAGGAACGCGTCCTGAGCCGTCTAATGCGGAAACAGCACCCAAATATCTGCACCGGGGTCTTGCACTCCGAAGCTTCGTCAAGGAGATCCCGTTGGCAGACGATATCTACGCAAAAGATGCGTCGTTTGAGCATGGTATTCTACGCATTCAATTAGAACGGGTACTGCCAGAAAAGGATAAACGACGGCAGATTACCGTCACACCGTCAGCACCGTAACACCATAGACGAACACTGATCGTGAGCATGGATAAGGGAAGAGGCTTCGGCTTCTTCCCTTTTTGTTTTGCTAAATAACCATGAGGAACCCATATATGCCCAGCCCGTCTGAAATTGTCTTAAGTGCCGCATTGAAAGAATTGATGGCCAACCTGTATGTCATGTACCTTCGTGCGCATGGCGCGCATTGGAATGTAGAAGGAATGCTGTTCGCTCCACTGCACAAGTATTTCGGTCAACTCTACGAAGACGTCTTTGAGTCGATTGATCCGATTGCGGAAGCGTTACGCCAGCATGATGTCTACGCACCGTATACGCTGTCGCACGTCGCAAAATTAGCGACGATTGCTGACGCGCAGTTGGTGAACGGTCAGCCGACTCCGCTGTTGCAGGATTTGGTGGGAGTGAACTCGCAGGTGCAAACGTCGTTGGCGAAAGCGTTTCGCGCGGCCGAATCCGCAGGAGATTTGGGGTTGGCCAATATCCTGCAAGATCGGATGGCAGCGCATCTCAAGCATGCGTGGCAGTTACGCGCACACCTGAAGAACTTCGACTAGTCGTTACGTCAGTTACGCAACGACGGTCGATGATTGACGTATTCAATATTCGACTGCACATAGAACCACGGGCATGACGCGTCGTGTGGTTCCTGTTGTGATTTCTGACAGTGCCAACACCGCACTATCATAGGTTGACCGATTTCAGAAAGTTTAGACATCGAGGAATCAGTCACATACGGCGGCGTCGTCAAATGAAATCGGCGAATTAGAAAGTCAAGATGCTGCGTCAAGCGGATGTTTGACACTTGCAAGTCTCGACAGGTGCGCTCTAACGTGAGATTACGACGATAGATGGTGTAGCTATAGGCACTGATTGTGACCACAGCAGCCAACCAAACGATATTGTTTCCGAAGATCATCCACCCCATAGCTATCCTCTAAAAAATATGCCGTGATGAGAAGTCACCACGGCATATATAGCTTACATACTATCTCACAAACTTACTCATCATCATCCAAGACATCCGAGAAAAACTTCTTGATGTCATCTTCATCAGCAGCCGCGGGCTTGGTCGCCAGCTTCGGTGCGGGCTTGGCGGCCGCCTTCGACACGGGTGCGCTCTTCGGAATCACTTCCTCCTCAATCGCCTGCGCAGCGGTTGACGGCCCTTCCACTTCACCGCTCAACGTGCGCGTGAAGCGGCTTTCGAGTTCTTCGTAGTTCTTGAACTGGGCTTCCGACACGAGTTCCGTGAGCGAGAATTCGCTTTCCCACGTCTTTTCTTTCTTCGCGTCGTCGTCTTCAAACAGTTCTGACGGTTCAGCGAACTCTGACTTGTCATAGTTCTGGTACCCTGCAACCTTCTGAGACTTCAGTTTGAAATCGCAGCCTTCCCACAAGTCAAACGGATTTGCGGGCTTCTGATCGGGAAACTGCGGTTCCAGCAGTTCCATGATCTTCTGGTGGATCTTCGGCCCATACTTATACAAGAACGCCTTACCGTTATTTTCCGGATGCGCAGGATCATCAAGCACCAGAATGTTGCTGATGTAGCTCTGCTTACGCTTACGCTCACGCACCGTTGCCTTATCGGATTCGATGCCGGAATTCCACAGCTTGTTGTTGTTCTTGCAGACGGGGCATGGCCGATCGCTCAGCGTCGTCGGGCAGTTCTCAATGAACCACAATCCCGTGGGGCCCTGAAACCCATGTGAGAAGACACGTGCCCACGGAATGTCTTCGTTCTTCGGCGCCGGCAGAAACCGAATCCGTGCGTATCCGATGCCCGTCTTGGGATCGACAGACAGCTTCCAAAAACGCTCGTCGGCACTGCCTTTAGTTGAAGAGGTTTTCTTGACTTCCTCGGTGAGCTTCGTCAAGAGAGAGGCGCGGTTCTTACGGAGAGACGTGAAATTTGTTGCCATGTATGCTCCTTATAAACGTAATGTGACGGTGTATGAAACGTATTATACGATGAAATACTTAGGTGTGTCAAGAAAAGAGTGTCTGCTCTCCTTCAATAGGCATCAATGAGAGTTGCGTATAGGATGACCAGAATCGTGATGCTAAAATTCGACTGTCACGCCGCCACGTGGTGTGATGCCATGCCAGCAGTTGATCGAACTTTCGAAGTCGCGTTAACCACGACCGTACCCCAAACGTAAATCCTGCGGGTTCCCGCGTTTCCCAATACTGTGGCCAATGATACCCGTATTCGTCATGGGGAATCAGCAAGAGCGCACATGCGAGATCAAGAGGAAGACTGCGGTTCATGATGTCTGCAAGACAGTCGGGCAGTACCGCTCGGCTTCCGTCAGATAGTCTCGGCGCATAGAGCCATGCATCGAGTGCATCGGGTGTGAGTCGTTTGCGTAACTCATACAAGTTTGCGAGGTAGAGCGGCATACCGTTTTCTGCGCGAGTGGAAAAATCTAATCCCGCGTTCATATTTTCTGCCGCAACAACATCCGCAATGTACGCTTTGGGTTTGAAGAAATACGCCAGCATCAGCGCCGCATGGATTTGTGAGTCAGAAAACTTGGTGGCGAGCCGATAGTAAAACTGTCGGTCACGCTGTTGCATGAAGACACCGCGTTTGACGACTCCGCGATACTTAATGAAGTCGTATGAATCTGTTGAAAAATACAAACGATACGCGGTGCTGAATTGATACACCTGTTCCGCAGTCATTTAGAATAACTCTTCGGTATTCGCCTGTAAGAGATGAAGATGCCGCGCTTCTCGCGCTAACTCCGATTTGATTCGGTCGCCCAACTTGAGAGCAATATCTTCGGGTTCAATGTTGCGTTGTTCGCAATAGTATAACACCGCATCGAGAAACGAGAGACGATGACTTGCGACGATGGATTGCAACTCTTTGGTGAGTTGTTCAGACGAGACGTTCATCACAGGCATATAATAAAGGTGCCGGGTTGTTGTCAGCAGAGCCGGCGTGCTGGTAAATAGCGTTTCCCCTACTTACGACTATGGCGTGCTTTCTGTTGCCCGGTACGACGCCAAGACCGCGCTTATGTTTATCATAAGCAGAAGCAGCGTTCAGGCTGCGAATGAGAACTGGTTGTCAGTTCTGTGTGTCTCTGTTTAACGACAGCGACGTGTCGGTAGTCTCCATAACCTCAACTCTGCTCTGTCGAAACCTTTCACCCCCCATAGGTTTATTGGTGGAGGTGGCGGCATCGAAGCCGCGTCCAAAACATGTCTCGATTACTTCATTGACTACATTTAGTATCTATTATACCACACTAATCGCTTCGCATCTCCAGATCAATGTAAAAATCCTTGATTCGCTTGAAAAGTTCTTGGTAATGAAGCTTCGGTTGTGTGACAAAAACTTGCAATCCTTCTGGCGAAGCTACTGGAATAACAATATGTTTTGCTTGCATTCCTGTTAGTTCATACAAAGCAAGACTGTAGAACGTACCTTGAAGGTAATAGTCGCCAACATATTCGGGGCGTTTCGGCCGATTCGCTTGCTTAAAATCGACAATCGCCAATGCACCATCAACGGTGGCAATCATGTCGGTACGACCCGCAACTGCGAGTTTGCGTGAATAGAGATCGCATTCCTGACCGTAGACACCCGTGATATGCGCATCGAGCCATGGCGATAGATGCTGCCACAGTTCATTGACGTGGGGTTCAATTGTGCCAATGGGATGATTACCGACGTATTCCTCAACCAGCGCATGCAGTTTCTTACCACGCCCAGACGCAGCTTGTGAGACGCGTTGTGCTTCTTGATGGCCCACGCGCCGTTTCCACGCTTCCAATTGCGGTTTGGGTTTTGCACCGAGTACCCGTGTGATAGACGGATAATGCACGCCGGAGTCTGCACCGTTGAGCACGTGATAAACGCGACCGGTTTTCAGATTCATCTGCTCCAATGTCGGAAGCGACAGTGGAGGATAGTGATGAAACATGATGTTAGTCGATGTTGATGGTCGAGCGACGGTGCCGTTTCTTAATGTCGCGCAAAATGTCTTTGAACGCTTCAGGCGTCTTCAATCCGCCGCGATTGATGGTGTACCCCACACCGGGCGCGGATGCACACCGCTCAATTGAACCGAGTTCGTTGCACTGCGGGCACGGCTGCGTGGTGGGATAGTCGCGGTTCGCAATTGTCAACTGCATATCGGTGACGGTAAAGCCGCATGAGGTGCATTGAAAATCATAATTAGGCATCATTATTCTCCGTATCGTCTTTCGCGTCTTCTTCCATCAACCATTGCTCGAAGCGAACAGACGATGCATGAGTCAACTGTACTATAGTAATCGGGCCGACCACTACTCGCAAAAAACCGGCAGCGGCGATCGCACCAATGACAAAATCTGTTGGGGTTGTACCCTGTGACAGGGCGCGCACACTACTGAAAAAGCACAGACTTCCTATCACGGTGTTAATAAGACGCGATGGGGAAATCACGCGTTCATACTCAAGGTTCAAGTTTTTCGCAATAACAGACTGCACCACACTCGAAATATCTGGCGTTGGCATGTCATCATTGGTATTCATCGATTAGAACTCCCATTCATCGTAATCTTCAAATGCTTCATGGTCTTGCGTCAAGATAGCATGCTGCAAAGTATTACGTAGTTCAGTTTTTGTTGGCGGTTTGACAATCTTGCTGTCGTAGGCATTGGGTTCTCGTTTGCGCTTTGACTTCTGTACTTTCTTGGAATCCCGAGCACGGTATTTTCCTTGCCAACTTCTCGACATGACGATGTTCCTCTCCTACCGAATAAACCGAATTTGAAATGGTTGTTCTAGCAACTGCGGAAACGCCTCTTCCACCACGTTTTTAGGGCATCGATACTTGTTGACAAACTTCTTATCTTTCAAGGCAATCAACATTTCTGCTTCAGACACATGTACACGTTCAAGTAGTTGCACAAACAGTTGTTCACGACGCAAGCGTGTCAGTGTTGGATTGCCTCCGTCGAGAAACAAATAGAGCGTTCGTAGTTCGCGAAACAAGTTCGATGGCGTCAATCCATGTGTGCCCGGATCCGCTTTGTACGGTGGTGCACCTTCTGGTAACAACCATTTTACATCAGCATGCGCTAATTGCAAAATGTAGCGCATGCCGGGAGTATCGTTTTGCCGTAAGTTGTCCACTTTGTCGGGAATTTTGACCAACTTCTGCTGACGTTCGAAGACTTCACCCAAGTTTTTATTCTTTAACATGTGCTTGCTCCAACATGAGATTACAGACATCTTGTAGCGAATGAATCGCCATGCCCATCGGGCGATTACATTTGTCGTGCCACAATCCGGTTGACCGATAAAATCCTAGCAATCGCTTACAATAGAATGACGTTTCCGAAATAAGACGTTCTTTGTGATCATCGCGTGTCAACACCACATTTGTGGTGTTTGGTGTTGACTCCGGCGTCGGAAAGGGAATCACTCGCGCCATTATTCAATAACCAGCTTCTGCACCGGCGTGCCTTCTTCAATGACCATTTCCAGCAATCGCTTCCATGTCGGCACTCGGCCTTCAAACGCATAGAACTGCTGATAGTAGAGACTCTGCACACGCAGTTGTTCCTGCATCAGCGGTTCATCGTAAGATTCCAAGGCGCGCTGCATGCCAGCTAACGTGCGATGAATCATGAGTTCCGGCCGTTCGTCGAACGGGAACATCCATGCCCACTCTGCGCACGTTTCTGGCAGCGCACCAAAGTTTGAGGTGATCGCGAGACAGCCAGACATGAGGGCTTCCTGAATCGCCATGCATGAGGTTTCCGCATAGATTGACGGATAGACAAACACATGAGATGACTGCAACGCGTCACGCACGACATCATTCGGCTGTGTGCCGTGATAGACGACGCAGGGATTATTCTTCAGCAACGTGTAGAGTGGTTCAAACTGGGCATCCGCTCCTTCCCATCCGTAGATCTTGAATGAGGAGTAGACATGCAGTTCCCAATCCTGACGAATCTTGGAGAGGGCTTCTGCGGCCGCCGCAAGAACCGCTAATCCACGATGTGGCGTCGAAGTGTAGATAAACTTGAGCTTGTTCTCCGTGCGCGGCTTTGGAAACTGCGCTTCACGAAACGGCACCGCATTCTTGATGACAACGCCTTCTGCATACGGAATGCCCAAATACTGTTGATACTGCTGTTGCTGCCAATGTGAGCAGAACACAATACGATTGAACTGTGTGCGATACGATTTATCGCGAAGGCATGCACTAGCAGGGTCTTGTGGTAGATCTTGCAACCACAGAATACGCGGTTTGTCTTCTAGCGTCACCTGTTCTGGGCGCGACATGATGATCTGCACCTGACTGGTTAATTCCGGAAGTGCTGCGTGAAGATTGGCGCAGATCAGTTCTGTGCCGCCTTTAGCGTTTGTGCTCATGATTTTCCTTTGATCGAATAGAGGTTTTTTGCGTTGTATCCATGAATGGTAAAAACTGCGGTGCTCGGAAGACGTCGAAGGGGAGAGTGACACGTCGGGCATGTGGCCGTTTCCGATGCAGCGTATGACGAAAAACTGATCTCCATAACGCACCGGCACTGTTCACATTGAAAATCCCATCGTGGCATTGTGTATTACCTCAACTATGTATCAAACAGACGTGACAACGTATATTGTAGCGCACTTACGCTTTTCGTAGGCGCGGCGTCGGGTCAAACGCATTATGCCGTGCACGAACCGCATCATCAATCTTTTTGAGCATACGCTTTCGAGCTTTGTTTTTTCTGCGTGTTTCGTGGGCTTTAGCAGCTTTGCGAGGTAGCTTGCCAAACTTGGAGAGTTTGTTTGCTCTTGGCCGAAGGCGGAAGTGAAGGTTTTTGTTCCATGCAGGAATGAGGTATCCGAAGTCGCGAGGTTCCGTAACCTCACGTCCATAGCCACAGACGCCGCAGGTACCGGGATGCCATGTTGCGAGGTGCCCAACAGGGCCGGTATATGTGCCCGATACGTACCAGCGTCCAAACTTAGTGCCGCACGTAAGGCAACACCATGCCGGTTGAGATGATGTGTTTGACTTCATAGTTGTATATTATACGATCTGTTGATGCGCACGTCAACCTAAAATGTTGCTGTTCCAAATATTCCGAATCGCGTCACTCGCGGAATAGCAATATCTGTGGTTCCAACAAACGGAGAGATCCAGACATTGGTAAATGGCTGTTTGGGTAGGCTACCAAGATTGAACGCAATGGGAACAATACCAATAATCTTCTCGGTGTTCGTCAGCGCCACGGCTGGCGCAAGGTACGACCAACGAGTGTCTGCCGTAGCAATAGAACGACCTCGTTGTAACCACGTGACGGCCACGACTCCTGCACGTGTCGAAGATGTGGTTCCTGTCGTCGAAAATGTTGCACCTAACCCCGCTTGTACCGTAATATGTGAAAACGTATGGGGAAGATTTTCGGTTGCGGCAATAGTGGTGGTTTCGACCGTTGGAATGGGGGTTCGCTGCTCATCGGGGCCCACCTCATACAATCGAATGAGTTGCGTTGGCACATTCTTCTTGTTCTTTCCTACGGTGTTGAGAATGACAAACTTCTGTGTCAACGTGTAGTTAGCATCGGTGCCATTCAATGTAAATGCCAGTCGCCAATCCTTAAACTCCGCATGCACGGGTTCCGGTTCTACTGACGCAGGTGTCGCCGGTGTCACCGTCGCAGTGCCGGTGCCTGCGCTGCGATATTCGGCCACGGTGACGCTTAGTTCTTGCACCTGCACTTTGAGTTTTCGGTTTTCTTCGATCAATGCCGTCAGCGCCGCGCGGTCTTCCACACGCACGTACTCTTTCACCACTTTTTCGGTGACGACAGGCACAGGCACTTGTAGTGTGGCAACGTTTGGGGCTGGATGCGCTAATGTGACATTCAGATCTGAACCTGACGGTGCAGGGCGCACAAGAACACCGAGTGTAATACCGAGAGCAACGGCCGCAACGAGCAAGAACGATTGTTCACGAACAGATAACGCCATGTCAAACTCCATGAAAAAGGTTACTGATACTATATAGGAGTTTGAAAATGACGTAAATGTATGACATTGAATACTAACGTCTCAGATATGAGACACTATGTATGTTACGGTTTCATATCTGAGACGCTACGACGGTGGTGCCCGCGACTGGACTCGCGGCCTCAGCAGTGACAGTGCTGCGTTCTAACCAACTGAACTACAACCCCGATGAAAAATGGTGGTAGGGGCGGAGGGACTCGAACCCCCACGTTCTTGCGAACAAAAGCTCTTAAGGCTTCCGCGGCTGCCATTACGCCACGCCCCCGTTGATTAGTAAGGTATTAGCGATTACGCTTGCGCGACTGACGAGCGACTTTATTCTTGGCTCGGTTCTTCGCTTTACGCTTCTGCTTCATGACGACACGACGTTCTTGCCGTTCTGCAAGTTCGACCATTCGTCGCAGATACTGCATGTTGGCAGCCGCCACTTCTGCTCGGCGCAATCGCTCTTCCTGCGTCTCAATCGCAGGCTGATCTGCCGCACGGCTTGGCGACGTATCGATCACCAGTGTTTCTGAGGATGGCGTTTGTGTTTCAGAAGATTTTTTTTGTTCGGGCACGATATAAAGATTATTATTGCTCATGATCAGATGTCTCCATTTTGGACACGAACGTGGGAAATTCTGGATCGCACATTGCGTCCATGATCGTACGAAGCTGCCGATGGGATAACTCTCCGCGCAACTTGGCATGTACTAAAAATGCCATATCTTCGTGCGTAATTGGAGAGCCATCAATCGTTACACCCAAACGTTTTAGTCGGGGAAGTAGTTCTTGCTGCACGACGCTGGCCAGTTCTTGTGCGTATGTACGCATAGGCTTACTGGTTGCTCATCTTGGGATATGGCTGAGGATCCCACCCCATCTCCATAAAAATGCTGCGGAGTTCCTCGGTGACATGACCTTCGTTGCCTGAGCAGTAATAATCTATATAGTCGCCGCCGTTATTTTCCATATCGGCTACAATCCCACCCGCATAGCGCCACGTACAACCCCACGGCTCATCCAACTCAGGATGGTGAAACTCAATATTACACAACGCCGCATAGAGCGATTTGGCAAATTCGCGGTCAGTCTGCACTCGTTCGCAGAGTGCGATATTGCGAAGAAGATCAAGTTCAAGGTTTGGCCGACTCATACTACTTTCCTTTGTGAATGAATCGTTCAACCGGCACCCAATGCGACCCATCCGTCTTATTATCCTTGTGATATCGGCCCGTCTTCAGTTGACGCAGGGTGACAACCTCGACACCATCAATCGATTCACCAAGATGTTTCTGCTGCCATTCTACAGCACGTTCAGACGTTACCTCATCTTCAGCGGCTTGCATAGAGTCGGCTTCGACGAGATAGCGAAGTCGAAATGACGACGTAGTTTCAATGAGATACAGTTTCTTTTTTGCTAATCCCATAATGCCTCCCACATTGGTTCAATTTCTTTTAGCGCCTGATGCAGGTTATGCCGCCGGCGCTTTTCTTCCGCATTGTGCCGAGCATATCCGTGTTCGGCATCAAAAATATCCACATCCTGCGGGTCTTCACTGAATGCTAACGCCCACCGACGAAGATCCGCCTCCCATCGATCACAATCCGCGTCAACAGACTCTTCTGCGGAGATATATGCGGCGGGGCATCCATGCGTATGTTCCGACAAATATTCTAATGACCCTGCCAATGTTTGATTAAGATACCCATCGAGGCTCCACGTATCTCGTGGTGCCCAGCCATATCGTGCACGATGCCAATATGCATGAATATCTCGGCACCATCCTGGCAGACCATAATCAAATGTCCATTCAAATGAATAGAATGTTATTCCCGTCAGATACCAAAAAATATCATTCCACCAATATCGCGTAAATCGACGATACCCACCGAATGAACTAAATGCAATGGGTTTGCGTAGACTCATATATTCCTCATGAAAATGGCGGAGAGGACAGGATTCGAACCTGCTACCGTATTACCGGCGACAGTTTTCAAGACTGCTTCCCGACCGTTGGGCTCCTCTCCGTTATTCGTCATTAATTCCACGTTGCTGCTCACGATTCCGTACGTTCGTCAGCGCACCACGTGATATTTCGCAGAGTGCGAAGATGCGGTACGATAGATTCATTGTTTTGCTGCACAACAAGCATATTGCGCCAAAATTCTTGCATGTACGCCGCACGTTTCTGTGCAATTATCCACAGTTCCCGTTTCTTATCTGCTAACGGTTTTGCATACGCTTCACACTCTTCGAAGTGTTTGATGATGCGATGAATGTCTTTAGCGGTGAGTTTATCTGCCCAATGACGAGAATTTCGTTTCATGAGAAATATTATACTGCGACATGGGTAATGAGTCAACACAATTTTGTGGCATAAACCACGTGGGAATCTCGCGTGTCTTCCACGTGGCAAATGCACGTTTTTCGATCATATAATATTGCCGGTATGCGGTAGCCGTTGCTTGCCAAGAATTGCCGGATATCTTACACGCATTTGGCATACACTGAGGGGGTGCTGTTGGCATTTCAATCGTTCCCATATTGGGTACAATCTGAAGTGCCGACAGCAAACGACTTGACGCATGCACACGCTGATACCGATATGTGTATTCGTTCCACGTTTCACGCATGAGTTCAAAGACCCATGCATAGTGCAATGGATGCGCGGATACCCACAATGTCGCAGGATGCTTTGCATGTGTCGGTTTGTAGATATGGCCTGTTTGCGCAATATCTGTATTATGAATATGATGCGCTGTCGAAAGCAACTGTGCGTATTCGATAGACATCTTGCACACATGCTTATCACAATGCATCTGTGCGGCAACTTTTGGATTTTCGTCAAGAACAAAAATATTCATATGCGCATTATCTCACATCATTGAGTTATCATATACTTCCACGCGCAATCCCTTGACTGCGGCACGAAGACTGTGATTCGTATTGCGCTCCAATGCAGTATCGTAATCGCCCGTAAACATCAGATATTCGCGCAAACGACGATTGACGAGTGCATCTGTCTGTCGGCGTTTTACTGTGGCGGTTGTCAAGAAATCAATCGCGGTCAACGGGCGATTTCGTTCGAACTTGTTGACAATCGATGTATTGACGCGACCAAGGTTCCACGCAATACTGACGAGCGAATCCATCATCGGTTGCGACAATGGTGCGCACACGCTGCTTTTCACCACCTGTGTGTATTTCGTCAATTGTGCGTCAAACTCTTGTTCGACATCCATTGGCGTAATTGCGAACGGGAATCGTCGCGTTACGGATTGGCCTTGCCACGTGTGCATACCATATCCGACTGCATAACCAATATGATCGTAGTAGGGCGTCAGTCGCAACGATTCAAATCTGCGAATAAATGTCTTACCGGATTCACTGATCGCTTTCGGCTGAAACCCACACGCATCGATGTTGGTGGATTCTGTTTCTGTCTCGTTCAAGATATCGTACACTTGCTGACTAATCTCAAATCGTGTCAAACTCGACGGCGCGCCGAGAATCACCACAGCATATTGCTGCCCGTTCTCTGCGGTGAACATGAACGCAAGGCAATATTTGGCTGCGGCGGTGTATCCAGTTTTTGTTGCCAGAAAATGATCGTTGAGATACCGATTGGTATTACTGACGACAACTGTGCGTTTTCCAATGCGCGTTTGATAGATGCGTGTGTTCAATAAGTGGTGTAGAAACGATTCGCTCTGTCGCTGCACGTGAACCAACAGTTGCACCAGATCCGCGGCCGACGCTTGATTTCCGCTTAAAAGACCGGAAGGTTCTACGTACGTTGCACGTTCCATACCCAACGCATTCGCTAAGGTATTCATTTTTTGACTAAACCGCCACGTGTTTTGCGCGACAAGTCGACCGAGAATACGTGCGGCCGCATTGTCGGAGCCAACCATCATGAGATACATCAGTGTTTCTACAGAGACGGTATCACGCGGCCGCAAATACGTAACCGAAGCGGATTTGACGTCTGCGACCGTCACCGTCGTCATCCGATCCAGCGGGAGTTGTTCGTCGATCACCACTGCTGCGGTCATCAATTTCGTCAGACTCGCAATCGGAAATACCGCGTGTGCATTCTGCTCCCACACAATATCACCCGTCTGCACGTTCAAGACAATAGCTGAACGCGCATCGATGCCATTTATGGTTTCGCGCAATACCTGTTCAGTCGATGCTGCAAACGTGAGTAGCGAATACACTATCCATAGCGCCAATGTCAGCGCGACGAGTCGTAGCAGACTCTTCATATAACCTCCTAATTTGGTTAAGATTATACTATTTTACTGTTGTCTTGTCAATGTATGCTTTCGCATACTTGGCAATCCAGTAAGCATCCGCCAAATCAGAAAGAGGGGATTTGGCAACAGACGCAGTGGCAGCCGTGCGAGGGAAGAATGTGGCTTGCCAGCGATGCGCCTCGGGGTATTCTTTCATGAATGCACTCGTCATACGATTCTTATCGGCATTCCCCTTACCGGTCGCAAACTTCTTAATGACGGTAGGCGGAACCGCGACGATATCGTAGCGAGACAACCACAAAAGATATTTGAGGATGCCTGCATGTTCACCGATATGAAAGACGCGCCCAGTTGCATTGTAGGCATAGTCTTCAATATACACGGTACGAACATCTGGATAATGCTGTAACCATTGAATCAACGCTTGTGCCATCTGTTCCGCACGTGGAACGACTTCGGTAACAGAAATCGTTGTCGTGGTGAGGGATGGCAAGGTTGGAAACGAGCGTTGACTCGCGCACCAGAATTGCGGCGTCTCCGAGAAGACACACGCCGCAGGTGCCTGCATACTATAATCAATTCCAACAGTCATGCGTTATTCTTCGTCATCATCCGCAAGTGAGCGGTAATCATCATCATCAAAATCTGCACCGTATGATTCATCGTCATCATCGTCATCATATGCCGCAACAAACACTTCACCACAGAACGGGCAAAACTGTGAGAGTTCTGCATTCTGGCCATGCACAGTGCATGTGTTCATGCACTGTGGGCAATCGATGGTGATACTTTTCTTAGCCATGTATCTCTCCTTGGAACATAGAGATATTTAGGGTTTGGTGAGGTGCACATTTACCGCTTGGCATACTTCGATGAACCGTGATTCGGGAAAGTGATTTTTCATCATGTTGACGTCTTTATGAACCCATTGAATGTTACCGGGCACATATCCCGCATCGCTGTCGATCCTGTCGAGGGATGCGGTTCCATCTTCGGTTGAAATAGGCCATCCGGTTAAAACACAATAACCCGTCCATATCTCGTTCAAATTTTCAATGCTTACGGAAACTTCGATGTTTCGATATTCCGCACTATGTATCATACGATACCAATATGAACCAGATACAACCCCGTCTCCCTTCCAATTGGGATTGTTTTCTCCGAAACTATTTTCGACCGAACAGGAATAGCATCCCTTACTTTTTCCTTTTGTAAGGCTTTCCTTAGTTATCCATTTTTCAGTACCACAATCACAGCGACACAACCATTTTGTACGATAATTCCTTCCGGTAGGATATCGTTCACAGCGCGATTGGCCCAGAACCAACCAACGTCCGATTTTTTCTCCGGTATAGTCGTGACCACGGAAAATGGGTAGTTTGTTTCCCTTTACGGCTTGTGACATATGCAATCTATTTAGGGAAACTTATATTTCACATACTCCGGATACACACGTCACACATGTTCTCAGGCATTATGAGCGTTGCGAGGTGATGTCAACTATATCGCATACTCCCGCGCTACACGCGAGTTCTTGTGCACCCGTCGTGTTATCCGCCTTTTCATAGTCTGACAACCGCGACCAATCTACGTTCTTGGGCATCTTTTTCACCCATTCGTCATATTCCACTTTAGTGATGTCTTGATAGGGGGCCTGCTGATAAATGTGCTCCGAGTTCGGAAGAAACGACAGCCCTGACACGCTATCGAAATTGCGATAGATCCACGCGCCGACGTCGAGCCATTCGTCTTCCTTGACGTAGATAGTCGCACTCGGCTTATGTTCACACCAGTTGTCCTGATACACTTTCCAAAACTCTAACTGCTGAATCGCGGAACGCTGATGACGCGTGATCGCACCTTTGGGCGACTTCTGTGGGAAGGAGAACACCCATGTGTGCTCAGGGCGCATTACATCGGGCTCTGCAGAGAATCCTGCATCGATCATCATCTGCGCCAACGGATCTTTCTTATCCGCCCGCACGGTACGAATGTAGTATTCGGAGTGTCGAGCATGAATGCCAGAGGCGCTATCGACAAGGTTTGACACCGTTCCTGACGGCTTGACGCACGTAATCGCAGCACTCTGCGGAATCTTGAGCGTTGCGGCAAACTGTTCGTTCGTCTCGATGGCCACGCGCTTCAGTTCCTGCAATCGCGTTTCGAGGTTCTTCTCAGTGCCGTTGGTTAGTTTGCTATCCATGATACCGGTCAGCGAAACGCCAAGCAATCGCTCTTCGTCGCAGTTGCGCTTCCAGTCTTTATTGATGTAGTTGAAGTTTGTCAATGTTGACTGAAAGGTGCCAAGAATCGTGGCCAACCGCACTTTGTTCTTCAGTGTGTCGAGGGTATCGTCTGCGCGAACGACGACTTCCGACAGATTGCAGAACTCACGGCTGCGCAGAATGATCTCCGAGCACGGATTGGTGCCAAAATCATGTTCCGCATTGCGCCGACCGGTTTTTTCTGCTTGCTGCTTCGCCCCGTACCGAGAGAACACACCACGTTCCCCGCTCTTGCTCTCATAGAGCGCCTTCCACTCATCGATGAATGTCGTCAGCGTGGGGCGTTCGCGATGCGCTACGTAGCTGTTATTCGACAGCGCACGATGGGAGTTCATGTTCCACCATTCGCCGTTCTTCGCGTGGCGCATTCTGTCATCATACAAATCTGACAGGGAGATCAGCGCACTGCGTCGCACGCCACCGACGACGACGATTTCCGCGATCTTGCAGACAATATCGTGGCATTCGAGCGTCGTCAATCGACGCCCGGCCGCCGCACGAAATACGCGCACACAGAACTTAAAGAGTTCCACCAACGGTTCCGGGCCACTCGCACGACCACCAAATGTCTTCAACGGCGTTCCTGCTGGGCGCACACGACTTACATCCCACGTGGGAATCTGCCCTGCATACAGCATTGCGATCAGTTCTTTGAACGCTTTCGCCCACCCGAGCTTACTATCACGCACGATAAGACATGTTTCCGTATCATGAAACTCATCCGCGATCTTTGGTAACTGGTCAACACATTGTGACTCGACGCTGAACCCGACGCCGGTACCGTTCATGAGAATGTACAAGATCTCGTCAAATGCACGTGGTGAATCGATTGCGACGTAGGAGCAGTTATAGCCTGCGACGTTCTCGCGTTCTAATGCTTCACCCGCGGTCATGAGACACCGCATTGAAGGCATCACATCCAGTTTCAAGACTGCGGTTTCAAGTTCTTTTCGCAACGCATCGGATAACGTATATTTGTAATGTTCCTTGAGATGTTTCGCAAAGAAGTCAAAATATCGTGTAATGGTTTCTTGCCATGTTTCACGACGGTTTTCTTGTGGATTCCACCGCGCATAACGAGAAAGATGGATAAACTGCATATAGGGTGTCATGCCAAACTCGTCTTTATTCTCTTGCATTGTTTCTCTCCGTGATGATTTTACATAAATCTAAAAACTGTTGATGATCAAGATCCCATTTGATTACATTGACATCCTTATGCACACATTTATACTAATGTGAGATCTAAAAACGATTTGAACTCTGCATATTCCCGATCTGACATCCCATATGTGTTGGTAGGCCACGCAGTATTCGTGGTCACGTGGGCGCGAAGAATGTCCCCCAACATTCGCCGCTCCGCAGCACTCAGGGTGTAGCTGTTTCGCACGTAGTCATTCCACGCTTGAAACGAGATCGGAAAAAACGGAAGAGCGCACTGATACATAATATTTGCATAGTCGCGAATTTCTTGCTGAGCATGTTCATCCATGCGAAGGTTCAAGAAGTGCATGAAGTTATGTAGATCGCACTTCCAATAGAGTTCCGTGTAGGTGCCGACACTGGTGACGACACGTGCGAGTTCTCTAGCGACATTGTGCTTTGTGAGGAGACGCTGATACGTATCGATGCCGTTCTGTTGCGCTTGCACGAACTCCATCTGCACCGCATCATGACGGTCTTCCAGACTCTTCTTTTGACGACCTTGCTTGTTCGTCTTTGATTGCTCGGCTAAATGGGTGCGACCGGGTAGATAAAACTCATTCGATAATTCGCTGTACCGCGCACTGTACTCATTGACATTCGCGGTGCGATGTCGAATCAGTTGACGCACAACGAAGATGGGTGCACGAAGCACAAACGTCACTTCTGCTTGTTCGAATGGGCTGGTGTGCTTGTGTCGCAACAGATATCGAATGAGTGCCGCAGTGCTGCGTGTAGATTTTGTGCCTTTTCCATAACTGATACGTGCGGCATCAACAATCAACTCATCACTGCCATATACAGAGAGCAGCGCGACATGACCGTTGTCATGCACAGGCATTGATGCCAATGCGGTGTCCGGGTTCTCCGGTCGGGCACCAAACTTATCTGCGGTGTGTGCGAACCGAAGAATACCGTTATCATTTTTCACTTCTGCCATTGCTGTAACTCCAATTCTGCTCGAATACCTTGATATGTATGTGCGCGAATAAGAGCAATCGCGTCGATTCCATGCTGCACCATTTCATTCACATCTTTGGGAAGTGCCGGTGGCCAAATGACAACGGGCTCACCCTTGTGTACGGCCTTCGTAATCAATGCGCGCACGGAAGTATTTCGAGGTTCATTATCCCACACCAATACATAGCGTTTCGGTTCAAGACCTTCTGCACGAAGCGCATCGACGCCTCCCTGCAAATCCGATCCGCACATTGCTAACGCATTGGGTAGGCAGAGTGCATCGAGCGGGCCTTCGACGCAATACACGGGTTGTGTGAGATTGCAATACTGCAATCCAAAGACGCGCAGTCGATCGTGCCCCCAACGAAACGTCAAATATTCTTTTCGTGTCAACAGTCGAAACTGTGCACCATACCATGTGCCGTTTGGAAGGCACAGGGGAATCACCAGATAGGAAAGGCCATCCTTGACTGCGGCGGCTTTCGCATCGCCGACGAGGGGTTGCAGAAACGTGTGCGCGTGTGTGGTGCCATACAAATACTTCAATGCGGATGCGGGTATCTGTCGATGTTCGACGAATTCTCGAACCGCAATCAATTCTGGAGAGAGCACGGATGCCGATAGTTGCTCCATCTCTTTCGGCTGTGTAAACACCCGAGATGGCGTAAAGACGGTCTGTGATGGTGTGGAGGCCGGAACTACCTCTGGTGCATCGTCTTTCCATTTCTCCATAACATATTCGTGATGCAACTGTCGCGACACGCGATAGAGAAACGCCGCCAACGGAATCGACACACCACAATCGTGGCATTTATACAGATAGGATTGCTTGTGTGGGAAGAAATAGCCGCGTGCTTTGAGTTGACTTTTTGCGGAGTCGCCGCACAAGACACATCGGCAATTGGCAATCGTAGACGATTTCCAACGAAACCGTGGCAACTGAGCAGCGAGAAGGTTCACATATTTTTTATCACGCCACAACGACATAGTAAAATGCAGTATACCACAGTTTACTGTGGAGTGTGCACAATTTTATCGAGAATGATCTGCGATACGATCCACAATACGACCACTCCACCACCAACCAATAGCCAACGCCAATTTTCTAGCAGGCCCACGCGCTTTTCGATATTTCTATCGCGGGTTTCCAGTTCCTGTACTTGCTGACTCCATTTTGCATCGAGCTTGGCGATAGCGGAATCAAAATGTGCGGTGAGGCGCTTTGTTTCGGTTTCGATTTTTTCGGTGAGGTTGCGTTCCACGGTTTGTACGCTTTCCGTAAGATAGGCTCTGTCTGACGTTTGCTTTTCTCGCATCTCGTGTGTGACGGTTTCGAATCGCACCACCGATTCGTCAAGTCTCTTCATGACTTTTTCTTCCGTCGTTTCTACTTGCTTCGCGATTTCCAATTCTGTGGCCAAATCAATGTCGCGAGGGTATCGAGCACGTGCCGAGCGTCGAGTCGTCATATAGTTTACTTCTTAATGCGGGTCGATAAGCGATAACTATCCATCGCACGCGACCCGAACCAAAATGAAAGCACTGCGGAAAACAGCGCAATAGTTTCCGTATCCCATAATAATGTGACGGCGGTCGTCACGTCAATCCGAGGATCGTTAGCAAAATGAATAAACGATGCTACTTTGACAAATACGAACAACAGCATGAATATATACGTTACGACCGGGCGTACACTAGCACGAAGATCTTGTAGCCATTTACTGCTAGTCAGATTTTCGTCGTGTGCCAACAGTGCTTTCAGTTCTGCGGTACTGGCCGTGGTATTGCTTTTCTCTATTTGAAACTTGTAGTTCGCTTCCGCAGCTTGCAACTCTTGCTGACGTTCTTCCATCTTATACGTATGACTTTGATACGAACGATACAGATCGATAAGATGCGGCACCAAACTCGCCGAGAATCCTGTCAATGAACCGAGCAGCGCGGCAAATCCGTTATCCATTACTTCACCACGCGAGGTTGCCGACGACGCAAAAACCGCATAACACCCGTCTTACTGTCGCGAAGAATAATGTCGCGCTTCCAGTGCTTGCGAGCATGCGCACGAATATCTTCACCGACTTCATCGATGCCTACGTATTTGGAATACCGTTCCCAATTTTTTTTGGGGTCGCGTACGTTCATGACCAAATCCATATCGACATCAAATACATCCGCGTTTCCGAAGGTATCCGCGACGGCTTCATCGACGCGCTTCTTACGCGGAAGCATGACGCCAGGTTCACCCTTTGGGCCCACGCCAATCCCTGCAATAGCTCCGTGACCCGCGGCCATCGCTGGTGCATCCTCAACAACATGCGCGAGTGCATACGTTTCACCACGCAATTTGGCCGCGGTAAGACGATGATGCCCGTCTACAATGGTCAGGGTGCCGTCAAGATTCGCGACGATGGGTTTTCCGCCAAGCGTAGGGTCGTCGATAAACCGTCTGACGTTATCCGCATCGACGGTGCGTTGTGTTGCGTGAAGATCGTGGAGAGAAACGCGGCGGACGGGGGCATTGACAAAATTCTGGTGTAGCGGAATATGGTAGTTAGTAACTGGAAAGGGTGAAGGCATCATTCCTCGTTCTGGTAATCGACCGGGAACCCTCGCAACTGTTTCTTCGACCTTCGCCAGTTTATCGTAATAGTCGGGCATTTCTGAAAGATGATCGAGCGCAATCTCCCGAGCAATCGCTTCGTCTGATGTATGTTCCTTCTCGACAGCAATACCCTTTTTCAATTGTGCTTCGATATCCGCAAGAGGCACGCCGTGCTTGTCGGCAATTTCTTGAGGCGTTCGTGTGGGCTTATCGAGAATCGCCGGCGATTCACGAAGGATACGTTGAAGACGTGGAAGTAAAGACATTAGAGTTCTCGTAGTTTTTTCCAAATCCGCTCATCATTTGGTATATCACGTGTGATGATATCATATCCGTTGATACCGACAATCACATCAGGCAGTATTGCGAGATATGACAGAAACGGTTTTAACACACGATAGGTGCGCTCGTTGTCGCATTTCACAAACAACAATCGCACGGTGGCTTCAGGGCCAAACACATTCACTAACCCAATGATATGATTCAGAATCAGCCGTTCGCTCAATTGCTTTGACAACACATACCGGCGGCACAGTCGTTTGATATACTTGAACCGCTTATAATCTTCCGCAAACTCATCAAAAGAGATACATTGCGGATTATCATACATACGCGTCGCGTAGAGAATCGCATTCTTGGGTGTTAGTTGTTCAAACTCCATCGTCGGGGCGAGTCGTGCGAACCAGATCTTCTAACACCGCGACCACACCCTGTACGATTTGCGCCCGCAAAAATGTCTGCTGTCGCGCTGCGTCGAGATTCTGTAATTCTTGTCCAAGCTGCTCTGCGGTCGCCTTCAACTGCTTGATACGTTCTTCCACTTCACTGACTGAAATATGCGATGACATACTGCCTCCATTGTGATCAATGACTATTTATCTAAACGATGAAGTACACCTTCGACGCGATTGACGCTCGTCATTCCATCTGTGTATAAAATGCCAATCCCACCGGCACGTTCCCATTCATGAATATTTTTGGTGAAATCGTCGATGAGAATATTTGGCGTGCCGTCAGCTTGACGTGCGTAGTGCTGCTTTTGACTGCGCGACACTGCATGAAATGTCTGCTGCGGGTGATACCCGAATTTGGGTAAGTGACGCTTGCACCAGACGAGTTTCCCTGTTGCGCTCGACGGCCAATTTTGTGGAATAGCCGTGAGGATAGACGGATGATAGGGGCTAATGACTTTCCAGAGGGCGACCGCATGGGGCATCGGATCGAGATCCATCCAGAATGTCGGCCATTCTTTCTTTAGTCGTTCACTACCTTGCGCACCACTCCAAATGCGGTCAAATGCAGCACTGTCTCGGTCGATATCGATATCAAAAAAATCTTCGGCGGCACTTTTGAAATTCGCGAGCACGCCATCCATATCGCAATAGATGTGAGAGATCAGCATTAGATTTGCGCATCGGTTGAGGGAAAGAGTGTCACTTTATCCGGCTTTGCATTGTACTTTCGATGCATGTCATCTTGTACAGTATCCTGCATTTTATCTTTCAACTTCTTCTCACGTTCGGCTTCCTTCTGTTTGGCATCTTGTGCCGCAATTGCGGGATTGGCCGTTGATTCTAATCCAAATGGAAATTCATCAATCTGACATTTGCACGGCGATTGTTCACAGTCTGGGCAAGGAAGACCGGGTTCCGAAGCGACTGATACGATATCCTCGATCAGCCGCTCCGAAATCCCGAGTTCCTGACACAGTTCACGTTGCTTCATTGAGAGTGTCATGACGTGAGACTCGCTATTACGATGCCGCCACAGTGACGGTGTTCGCTGACGCACCGAGTGTGTTCTGTGCGCTGTTGCCCGAGATACCGACGATGTTCGGCCAGTTGGCGAGCGTTGACGAACCGTTGATGGTGAACACGATACTGTTCGCACCCGTCATATCGATACCCGTCAGACGGAACACAAGGTTGCCAGCAGTGGTGTTCGAACTTGCCGCATGATAGACCAGCGTCTTGTTCGCGATGGTGCTTGTGTTGCTCGAAACCGCTACCACACTGGGCGAACCCGTCACTGTCACGGCTTCATTGAAGTTGACTGTGATCGAGAGTGTCTGGTTCGCTGCGGGTGACGGTGCTGCGCCGGAGACGATACCGCCCGGTGCAATACCAGGCTTGTAGGCGTCAATGGCCAACAACGCAGAACCCACCAATGTGCTCGAAATGTTAATCGAACTATTGTTGCGATCCTTGATTGCGCCGTAGTTGGTGAAGTTGGCGCCACCTGATGTTGAGTTGACGGTGAATGCCCAATCCGCCTTTGCTGCGGTGTTGAGATTCTGTGTCGTGTTTGCGAACACCAGCTTACCGCTGTTCGCATCCGAATCCGTTGCAGAGTAGGTCAATACGATGTTTGCGGCACCGTTCGAACCAATCGCGACGATAGACGGTGTACCGCCCGACACGGTGACGGGTTCGTTCCATTCGAGACGGAAACGAATATTTGCGGATGCGATATTCGACACCGCTGAAACCAGTTCCACACCAGTTATCGTCGGCGCGCCAAGGTTTGTCGCCAACTGCCCAATGCCGACAAGCACTTCCTCACCCCACGGCCACCGAAACACCCATCCCTGTTCCGTTGCGTACGTGTTGGCGCTGTTGTTTGTTGAGCTATTGCCAAACATCTTTCCGTCGCCGTTGACGATCCACGGAAACTTTGGCTTGCTTTCGTTGTTACTGTTACCACCCCATGCAGACATGTGTTACTCCTTCGTTAAGATGCCGGTTTTGCGGCAGGCTTCGGTGCGTTGAGTTTCTGTTGCTGTTCTCGTGTCTTCTGTTGTACATCGCGAAGCTTGGCCGCCATCATATCGTTCGCTTGGCGCTGTTTCAATGTGATCAACTCTTGTTGCTGTTTTGTGCGAAGACGATCCGCTTCTGTCGGTTCTTTCGGTGTGGAGACTTCGGCCTCTTCGATACGCTTTCCACCATTACGACGGTAGTAGAGAATGCTGCTCGCGTCGTTCACTTGGTCACGATACTTGTCTTCCGCCGTGCGATTATGGCCACGCATCGCTTCCGCAGCTTTGCCAGCATCGCGAATGATGTACCGAAGTTCCTCGTCACTCTTACGATGCCACGGATGACCTTTCAACGGCATTCGTTCTTCGTGTATCGACGTCAAACCGAGAGCGCGAAGGGTCAGAGGACGGAGAGACGCTTTATTCCACTTCACACCCAGTTCATCCATCTTTTGAAGCATTTGCCCGGCAATCTTCCATCCTTCCGGTGTCAGTCGCTTATTCGGATCCGCAAACACCAGTATCGCCGCATTCACCAATGCTTCCGGTGATTCGAGGTGCGACGGAATACGATGCTCACCCGTGATCGCTTTGTAGACAATCGATGCTGCGGTCATCTTCTGACCAAACGTCGCGTGAATCGCTTCCTGCACCGTGACGTTTTTCATCGGTGCGATAATGATACGGTCGCCCCACTTGGGGTCATCTTTCATCCGCACAGACTTGTCTTTGCTGACGTTCACGTAGACGCGGTTGCCCTCGATCTTATCCACGCGGCCGGAGAACCCTGCACCACCCTTGACCGCAAACCCGGCGTGCACGTAGTCACCTACCTTAATATGGTCTTCATACATCCGCTTGCGATCCATCTTGTCGCGATGCTCTAAGTCACACATATCACACGTGCCGGATGCTTTTTGACGTTCCTTGGGCGTTAGAATGTCGCCACATTCAGCACAGCGCACGTTCGGGGAATTGGCCTCATGAATCGCCTCGCCCGGCTTGAACACCTTGACGATCTTTCCGCTTTTGTTCTCCACGGAAACGGTCGCATGCGGATGCTTTTCACGTGCTGTTTTTGCGGCGAGAGTGATTACACTCTTCTCGACATCCCACATTTGCCATACCACCCTATCGTGCTCGATGGCCATGACGGCATACGTGTCGTGCGCTTCGAACAGATTGATGGCAAACTGACCAGATATGACGTTGAACATTTCGTGTAATCCCATATGAACTCTTACGCTACGGTATAAGTTTTTCGCAATTTGATCACTCGTTGTTGGCACGTGCTGTCGAAATGCAGCATAGTTTCCGTCTGATGCAAATCGACGTTGTTGTGTGCCTGAAACACGATGCTCGGTGTTCATGCTTCGACCAGAATCGACTACCGTATACGACATGGGAATCGACGATCCTTCACGGTATCCCGGCGTGCCAGGCTTCGCAAAGTATTTAGCGAAACGTTGAAACTCCGGTACGCGCTCTCCGCTTACCACAACGAACAAATCCGTATAGCCTGCCGCTGCACATTCGGAAAATGCAGCAAATGGTGTGCGCACACCTGCATTCGTGCTGAACTTCGCATGTGGGAACAGTTGTTCCAAAAAGCGCACTTTCTCACTAAACGGCAACGGGTTCTTTCTCGGATCCTGCGATACAGACGCATAGATGCGATGATCCGCATGCAACCGCTCGGCTTGTTTGCGAATAAACTCAATATGTTGCGCATGACCCGTCGTCGGCGGATTGAACCGACCGAATCCAATGACGATGGGTCTATACAATGACGGCATATGAGTATTTAGAGTTTTTCAACCCTATGCCCACTGCTTAGGCACCAAAAAATTGTTGCGGGAGAACTCCAACCGATCCACCAATTTCACCATCCGACCGCTATGCGACGTTGCCACGAATCCCTCATGACTGGTAGCGCGGAGGCCTTCGGGTGTTGGTACAAACGTCGCGACGTTCTTTGCTTGTGCCAGTTTGCGGAGTACCAGTATTTTGGCGGTATTCAGCGCAGCATGCAGATTGAACCACATCTCCGCATGGTCTTTATGCTGCATCAGATCTCGCAACCATCCGTCAAACTGTGCGCGAATGCGGTCTTGGCCTTCAGGTGTTTTTCGTTCCGATATTTCCTTATCGCGGCGATCCGTCAGAAAGCTGACCAATTCCTGTAACGCACGACTACCGGAGCCTGCATGCGCACCACTACGCACACGGGCGTTCAAAAATTGCTGAATCAGCGGATGCAGGGGTTTCGTGGAAAACAGCGAAATGGTGCTGGCAGGTACTTTACCGGCAATCTCTCGGATCCGATGCATCGCCAACACAAAATCCGTTTCTTCGGTATCGGTGAATGTGACAGTACCGGAGAGATCATCGAAGGTATTATCAATCGCGACAACACGGCTCGAATGCGCTAATGACGCAAACGCCATTGGCGACGTTGAGACGACATGATAGTTCGCAAAGGAGTTTCCATGCCCCTCATACATGCTGTGTAAGACGATTCCAAGTTGTGCGCGGGCGATGCGTTGACCGAACTCGCTGTGCTTGTCCACCGCATACAGAATCGTATTCGGTCGAAACGTCAGATAGTCGGCGCCGTCGATATGTTGTTCCCGCACGTCATCCGTGAAAATTAAGTCACCCTGAAAGATGTGTTTCGGCCGCAACAGCGCAAGTTCACTCAAGCACGTATGCAGCTTGTTGGCGACACCGGAATCGCCATAGGCTGCGACAATCTGATCGTGCGTCTTCATCAGCTTGGGAGTTTTACTGAAGGCAGCTTTTGTTGCGACAAAGAATTGACCGTCAGCGGGATCGTGGCCGAAAACAACTGACGGTGCACCATCCCATTTCGTGCGTACATTCATGGAACGGGACACGCCGCCGTCGCGCAGCATGACATGAAATTCTCGGAGAACTTCTTCCGCCAACGCCAGCCCGGCAATACCTTCATCGAGCACCAAATCTTCTAAATGTTGCAGGTGGGTGAGTTTTCCTGTCGGAGCAGATTCTTCGAGAAATCCACGAAATGATGGTAGCGTCATAGGTCAGTACTTATATGATATCCAAATGAAGTGAATGGTAAAATTCCATGTTTCCACTCAAGATTCGATACCATTGTCGAATCTTTTTTTGGAAAATCTTCAGTGCGGGATGTTTGGGTGACGTCTCAAAGGCTTTCATGAAAAAGCTATACGATGACGGGTCGTCTGCATCAGCTTGCCCCGCAACCGCACTCAACGCTTCCGTGAATGACAATTCGGGGAATTGAATAAGCATTTCAAACGCAACGTCGTGCGCATAGGCTTCTATTTCATCATAGTCGCCAAGATACTCCTGATCGCTTCGTATATCCTCATGCGTGGCATCCGAGCGATAGGTGCGGGATTCGTGCTGGTCGCGATTTTCCCGATAGATATTCTGATGTCGATGACATAGTTCGTGCATCAAGAATGTCCAGAAAAAGAATCGACGCTGCGCCCATGTGCGGACATTCCACACTATACGATGTGCTTGTGGGTGTACATGCCATTCGAGGCGGATGTCTGCCATTGACTGTTCGTATGGAAGTTCTCGTTCGGCTATCCAGTACGCAGTCATTTTGTTGACATTTTTGAGCAAACGCGGGTCATCAACAATAACGTTTCTCACACCAAAAGGTTCTGTAACGGTATTCAAACGATTCAAAAATGCTTGAATATTTGTCGCCCGCCCGCGATATTCGGCAGGAAGTTTTCGGGGAAAGACGTCATTGACTTTCTGTTGTATCACCCGCGCATCCATAACGACCCGACGATGGAGCGCATCAAGACGCATGAAGACCTCCTTATCGATATTTAGGTGCGGCACCCAATATCATGCGTCTATTATACCTCAGTCTTCTGTGGTTTTCAAGTGTGTAAGGGGCTTTCGACGTGATGCCATACGGCGGATACCCTCGGAAGCTGGCAGCATATTGAAATCTTTGGGAAATCCGGCACTTTGCTGCGCGGCATTCTCTCCCGTCGCACCATTGAGGTTTGTTTCATACAGTTTCATACGGCTCGTATCGACACCGAGAACAAACTTTTGAAAGCTGTTTCGTTTTGCATAGCGGTTCTTAAGCACATACGCTTGAATCTGGTTATTGCGTTCAAGCTCCTCAGAAGTCGTCAATGCCAGCATGAAGTCTGCTGTCTGTGGAATACCAAAGCTCTCGCCAACATTTGACAAGTCAGGATCGCTTGACGCAAACCCCTGACGATTGAACTGTGCCGCCGTCCAGACGGGAATGTTCTGTTCGACAGCGAGGCCTCGCAGTTCTTCTGCGATGAACTTGTTGTACGTGTAGGAGTTGATCGCATTACCCATCTTGATTCGCGCTGAGGCACAAATCGAGATATAGTCTACAAACAGAATATCGGGTTTGAAGTTCTGCTTCATTTTCAGTTCGTGCAGCAACGCTCGAAAGTGACCGGTATGTGCAGTTGCCGTAGGGTATTCTTTGATGATGACGCGGCCAGTTGAGGTTTGCTGAAGGGTGTTCAACTTCTTCAAGTAGCGTTCTCGCGGTAATGCAATCAAGTCATCCATCGGAATGTCGAGCATGTTGGCATCGATGCGTTCAGCAATACGCTCCTCGGCCATTTCCAGCGTCACGTAGAGCACCTTCTTACTCATACGCAGACACGCGGCTGCGAGATGCACAAGAAATAGCGACTTGCCAACATTGGTACCTGCGAGAACAATGTTCAATGTCTTCGAGGGAACGCCACCTTTTGTCATGTCATTGAAGATGTTCAAGTCAAACGGAATACGCGACTCCGCTTGATGATAAAAGTCATACCGTTGTTCGGCTTGGGCAAAGAAGTCATGACCAACGTGCGTGTCGAAGCTCACACCGAGAGCTTCTTTCAGCAGATCGGGAATCGCATGTGGAGAGGCTTTCGGGTCATCAAGCATCGAGACGCTTTTGCGTAACGCACAATACAATGCGCGGTCTTGACAAAACTTCTCCGTCTCTTTGAGAAGGTAGTCGCTTTGTGTCTCTTCATTAAGAGCATCCGATGCTTCCACCTGTGTGAGTGCAGAAAGCGCCTCTTTCAGGGCGCCTTCCGATAGATCGTGTTGGTTGTCAACGCCCAACCGCACAGCGGTGAACGAAGGCAGTTGCCGATACTTCTCAAAAAACTCTAAGAACACGGTGTACAGCGTGGCACAACTATTTGTCGGAAAATACTCCTGCTTCAAGTACGGAGTCACTTGTTCCGCAAACGCCTGCGACGCCATCAACTGGCGAAGGATCGTTTGTTCTAACAAAGTCATTAGTGCAAACCTTTAGTTTCTGCGTTTAGCAGTATATCAAAATTTGACAACGAAATGTGATGCAGCCATGCCAACAACACTTCACCGCAGAACAGATCGAAGTCTTCTGTCACATAAAACCCTTCGGGCGCGGAATGCACCTCCGTCTCAAACTTTGTTGGCACCATGCCGTCCGGGGTCAGTCCATTGGAAACGACAAACCGCTTAAATGAGAACGTCACTCCGATATATGGCCCTTTGATGATCTCCAACCCAAGGATGGGATCACCATGCGTAACGGGAATGAGTCTTGGAATGATCGTCGTCAGGATATTGGTGTCGATGGGTTCCATTACTCCTCGTCCTCAACTTCCACGTTCGACGTATTCGTTGTGGCAGCACTGTAAAGAAACACTGACTGCATGTGCGCGTCGATCTGCTTGAGCACGTCTTCAGTAAAGAACTTTTCCGGAGTGGCGAAGATCGCCTTCTCGAATGCCTTGGTGCCGTCGGGGAACTCGTACTTGTTCCCAACGCGCTTGACGATGCCTGCGCTCTCGCCGTATTCAAGCAACCCATAGTAGCGATCAAGGCCGCCGTCAAATAGAATGCGCGTATCAATCTTTGTTTCTTCTTTGGTGAGTCGCGACTTTGCCATACGCGCTGTGATAATGTTCCCCACCACTTCCTTTTCACTATCGCGGTCTTTTCGCTTACTTAGCAACACAATCGTATCGGCCGCGTATTTTGCTCCATTCCCGCCGGCGATTTCCTTTGTAGGCACATACGCCCCGATAATCGCATATGTGTGTGAAGTAATAATCATCGGTACTTGTAACTTCGCCATCTTAAGACGCAAGACACGAAACGCGCCACGAATCAATTGACTTTTCGTCATATCGCGGGTGTCTTTACCTTCTGTAATATCACCGACTTCTTTTCCGCTCGGAAGTGCTGAAAGAGAGTCGAGAATAAACAGTAGCGGGAACCGGTCTTCAACGGGAATCTTTGCGTATGCATCGAGCATTTTGACTGCAACAGTTCGAAAGCGTTCAATAGACTCCGGTTCTGATTTGACGATTCTGTCGAGTTGGATGCCTCGCGATGTCAGCATATCATTCGTGATGGCAGATTCTGTATCGAAATACACCACACGCGCCTTTTCGCTGGTCAAAAGAAAATTTGCAGCGATTGACAGTGCAAAAAATGACTTGCCCACAGCGGGATCACCTGCCAGTACTAACGCTTTATTGTTGGGTAGTCCACCAAATAAACTGCCAGACAATGCGGCATTGAGGATATAACTTCCACTATCAATAAAGCCAGAATATTCGGCTGCGCTTTTACCCTCGGACGCCAATGCTGTATCGGGGTCGTCAATGTCTGCTACAAACTGACGAAAGAAATCTTTGGCCATGAAAACTCCTAAACCATAAACACACAGTGAAAGGTATTATTCTTATGAAACATGTTCATCACATTATACCACGATACAACATTATGAATGTGAAAGTCGATGTGCTTCTGCAGAACGTACTCGACGTGCTCGGGCGTGCTTAGGGCGTTCGATGGGCAACGGAGCACTCAAGACCGGATCGGCCAACGTGCTCGTATCTGTCGCGGAAGATATGACTGAATTGCTTTCGGGAACGACGGTGTTTGCCGTATTTGGGGGTATGCTGGCGACAACGTACAACGCAGAGGGATCGGGAACCGCAGGCGTTAGCGTGAGTTCCGGAGTATTGTCAATGTTAGGCGAAGTATTGTCAACCTTATCAGGTTCGTTTGTCGACCCTACAGGTTCCCGTGCCAATGACTGTGCTGCGAGGAGTAACGCAATTGCCATCGGGTCGAACACCGAGATAATGATGAGAATAAAAATGGTGACGGTTCGATCCAGCACATCTACAGACGTATCACGATACCACGCTTTTGCAATGAACAGCAATGGGCCAATATCAACGGTTTGCTCTTGTGTGCGCTGATTGAAGACGGCAAGTGCTTGTTCTGCTACCTGTAATTCTTTGGCACTCTCGCGAGCACGTGTCTGTAGTTCGCGTTGGAGTGTTTGCTGCGACCGTAGCACATTGACCGCACCCGAGTTTCCCGATAACCGATCCCTTTCTGTGAGCCGAGCAATGATCTGATCGCCGGCATTCTTCGATGAGAACGTTTCGAGCGCATTTTCATCACGTGTGTATGCATCTTTCGCTAATGTGACGGCACGTTCCAGTGTCGTGCGTTCGGCGGCCGCTGCCGCCAACGGAGCTTGCTGCACCAAATACGCTCTGGAGAGATACCCGAAGATGCCAACACCCGTGAGCATCATGAGCACAAGAATACCCACGCTGACGTATGCGGTCAGCATTTTGGGGGCGTCGCGCCAATGCCGAAATACCCATGACGCGCCAACGAGTTTTGCTAACTCTAACGCGCTTCCCATAACCATGACAGGCACTAACGCACCACTAAAGATGTGCGCAAGACCTGTCACGGAATAGAATGCCGCAATGCTTGACAGCAATAACCCTGTGAGAAATAACAGCGCACGAAGAATGTGACGATGCATACAATAGTTCCTTAGAATAATGACGGCTCGTATTCCGCACTCCACTGCACATGTTGCAGAATGGCGTTGAGCGGATCGAGCACGGCAATCTGAAATTGCTTCTCATAGTCTATGTACCGTTCGATCTGCCATTCTGGTGGGCATTCATGCGGTGCAGAGAGCACGTGTGTACCAAACGGGTTCATGTTTCGCAGATATGCAAATCGAATCTTTGCGCCATCACGAATGGCTTCCAGATGTGATAACCCCTGCGAGGCGATCTTCTTATTGTAGACGATAGCGCCTTTCACGTGAATCGGGATACCCTTTTCTGCATTCTGATACCGTGTCAATCCATTCACAGAACGAGGCATCGCAATGTCTGCGAACGATGCGGATTCAAACCGCGCACGGGATGACTTGATATATGCCCAGATATCTTCTTGTGACCCACGCAACAGCAACTCAATCGCATGCGTGAGAATGTCACGCGCAATCGTGGGCGTCGATGACTTCACCGCTTCGATACCCATCATCTTGAGTTTCGGTTCTGTATGACGCACACCTTCCGTGTCGTAGACGTTCAACATGTATCGCTTCTTGGCTGTCCAAACACCCTTATCGGCGATAATCTCTCGCTTCATTGATAAGCACGGTACCGCGACATTCATATATTTAGCGAGGGATGCCAATGACGCGTCGATAACAGATTGAAGCCGTTGTTCGCAGAAGCGATCCAACATCGTCACGATCTGATGCGTATTCTTTTCACGAAACGCCTCTTGTGCGGAGACAAGCGCCCCGAGATTGATGTAGATCGAATCGGTATCCGATGCAATGATGTAATCCGCTGAACTCCGCAGCACGGTATTCAAATACGCATTCACGTCACGCGCAATCCATCGAATGACGAGTTGGCCAGTGATTGTCACCGCTTCTGCTAGATTGAGATCGTAGAAGCGGAAGTAGTTACTGCCGAGTGCGCCGTACGCAGAGTTGAGGTTCACCTTACGAACAAGTTGCTGATTGTTATACGCTGCGATCAGCTTGCTCAATTCTGCGTATTCGGGCGACGTTTTCGCAACCGTCTCCCGTTTCTGTTTCGCTTCTGTCGCTAAACGCTTGAACTTCACACGTTCGTCGTACAGAGTTTTTAGCATCGCCGGGAGAAATCCTTCAGCATCTCGCCGCGTCAATACACCATTCGCCGCATACGCGTAACCATCTACCATGTGTTCGCCTGCGGCATAGAGTTCTGCAATCGGGGCGTGCGTCAACAACGCGTCAATGTCGGATGCGGTATCACACTTCTCAATAATCGTTTCCGGCGACAAATTCCACTGACGAATAATATGTGGATACATCGACGCAAGATCGTAAGAGACGACCCATTGATGCTGCCCGACAAGCGGATCTTTCACATACGCGCCTGCATACTGCTCAGTTTTCTCAACCTCGCGGCGCGGCGGAATCTGAATCTGTCGCTCTCGCAAGTAGTGGTAGATCATGATATCCCACAGCCGCACTTGCCGAAACGTATCGACATAGTTTGCTTTTGCGCTGTAGGCCAACGCGCACACTAGTTCGATGAGCTTGAGTTTTTGATCGAGTTCATCGACAAGTTCCACGTCGCGCACGTTATACTCGATAAACTTGGAGAAGTTTTCACGATACAACTGCGCCAGTGATTGGTATTCTGAATACGACAATTTCCGTTTTCCGAGTTCCACGTGCGCAATGTGATCGAGTCGATAACTTTCCTGTTGCGAGTATGTGAACTTTCGGTAGAGTTCGTAGTAATCGAGAATATTGATGCCGCGAATATCGACGACGGTTTGATCACGCCCATTCAACGTTACGCGGCGTTCTGCCAGTCGTTCGAACGGTGACAGTTTCAGCGTCTGCTCATCCGAGAGCACCCGTCGCATGCGATTGACGATGTAGGGAATATCGTAAAATTGAATGTTCCAGCCCGTAATGATATCAGGATAGTCACGCTGACCTCTCCAGTCACGTAGAAACTCTGTCAGCAGCGCCCGCTCATCCGCGCACTGTTTGTAGGTTATCGTGTCGGGTGGATTGTAGGGTTTGGTGCCATAGACGACGACACCCGATTGATTGCTGTGGCGCCACTTGACGGTAATCGTGGTGATTGCATTGAAAGGATCATCGGGCGGAGCAAATGCCGTATCCGATTCGACTTCGATATCAATGTTCCAGATATAGAGACGCGACATGTCAGGAAGGATTTCAGTGGCCCCGTACATATCAGATAGCGCCATATACTCGGGTTGAATGTTTCCATACGCGTCAGAATGCGATTCAAGAAATTCACGACCGTCAGCAATGGAGTCGCATGTGTGCGGCAACAATGGTGTGCCGTCGAGCGCCGATACGCCGGTGTGTTCCGTCGTCGGCAAATAATATGTGGGTTGATACTTGAGTTCGAGAAAGTGGGGTGCTCCATCAGCATCGCGGCCACGGATGTAGCAACGATTGCTGATGGTAGCGGTATAGGTGTATAGTAGCGATGAATCGAACGTGCCGGAAAACTTAGGCTTTTGCGACGGATGCAGCATCTACTAATGATACTGCAATCACGTTAGTTCGTCAAGAGCGACGACAGCGGCGGTGCGGATGTTACGATACCCGAGCAATACGAACGATACGCGGTTTCCATCTGTTCGGTCAGCGCCGCGTCGTAGATTACATGCAGCGTCGAAATCCGCAACTGATCTGTCTCCGCATAGGGGCGCACCGGCAATAATCCCACACGCACACTTCCTGTTGACGGATCGATAGCCATATTTGGCATCACTGCATCGTCAACCAACCATGTCACGCCTTGATCATCAAGGCGCATACGACCGATCACATCCTCGCCCGTGGTGAGGTGCAACATACGAATCACAGTATTCTCCATGTTATGCCTTCTTCCTCTTTGTCACCGTCTTTGGTTTCTTACTGCCCGTTTTCTTTCGAGGCTTTGCTTTCGTCTTTTCCTGCAGACGCTTTTGCGTTTTCCGCGCTTTTTCGTATGTTTGAATTGCAGCAGGTGGTTCCGTAGTGTCATCCGTGTCATCTGTCACGGGCGTCGTCCATGACTCAAACGCTTCAGGCCAATCCTTATAGAACTCTTCATCGACTAACCGATAGTCAACATCATCATCGTCAAGGCGTTGATTCGCACGAACTCGATTCCAGATCCGCATGCCAAAAACATATCCGATACTTACGCATGCAATAATTCCTAAACAATACACAATGAGCATCGTTTTCTCTCCCTATTCGGTAAACTTACTGACAATTACACTGTGAGCCGCATCGCTTTCGCTCCCCGTTTTCAACGAGGGCGTCGAGACGGCGATGCATATTGCGCACCTCGTCATCCATACGACGTATGATTCGCTCTTCTACTTGCTCAATGCCACGCCATGTTTCAATGTGCTGGTGTTCGCGTTCAAGTATCCATCGAGTCACACTGACACCTAACCAATATGCGAGGCCTACAAGAACGACAGTAACAATGATGTACATATGCTAACCCTTTGTAAAAAGTGTGTATTCTGCTTTACGTCGATTTGTCAACCCCGGCACTTCGACCAACGTTTGTGTTTTCGGATCCCGTGCTTTATTCCATCGCACAAAAAGATCTTCGGAAACTGGAGCGTTCTTATTGACCGCTCTTCGCAGTGACGATTTTGCAAATGCGTATATTCCGACATTATAGCAAAAGCAAATGAGCGCGTCAATCTGGTTTTGCGCAAGCGGCACGGATACTTGTTCTTCGAGTTGTCGTGCCGTCTTCTCAACAAACTCTCGTAATGCATCCTCGGCTTCGCGCTGCGTACATCGTTGCCCCTCGACTACGGGCTTTCCGTTGAGTCGTACGGTACCGTAGCCGATTGTCCAAATGCCTGCGGAATCTTGATAGGCTTTCAATCGGCATCCCTCGAATTGTTTGAGGAGATCGAAACCTGTCGCGCTTAACGTAAACGCCATGATCAGGAACCTGTAGAGCCAAACCCTCCGACTCGCGACAGTTCCCGAGCGCGAAGCTGTTCTTGCCATGCGGCCGCAGTAACAGCATCAAAGTCTGGAATGCCAAATGCCGGAAGATATACTAACTGTGCGATCCGTTGACCATGCGTAATAGTAAATGCAGGAGCATCAGGAGGTGCAATAAGCGTTAGAAGCACCTGAATTTCGTTACGGTAATCACTGTCGATAATGCCGGGTGCATTGATGACTTGCACGCCTTTGGCCGCCAAACCGCTACGACTACACACTAGCAAACTTGAATGTTCTGGCAGTGCCACGTGCAACCCCGTTCGAACGCGCACAATTTGCAAAGGAGAAAGTGAAACATCTCCTTCTGGCAGAAATGCACACACGTCATATCCGTAGGCTTCAGTAGTCTGTCGAGAGGGAATCGCGGCTGTCGTATTCATGACAGTTTGCGTAAAGATTGGAATAGGTATCACTCGTAAACGCTCCATACTATTCATCGCTCCTTTAAGGTGTTCGACGCTTTCCGATCTCATACTTCGCGACCAACTCCCATTCGTTTTTTTCACGAAAGGGAAGTACCACAATTTGATTCATTGGTAGCAATGGCTCTTGCGCCCGTGCGGGCTGCACCAAGGTAATCAGGCCCCATTCCTGTAGCATGTTCGCAATCGTATTGCGCCGAGCACGATCTGTATCGTCGAATACCGTCTGCTGCATCTTTCCATCCAGCAAGAACAGTTCCTTGAAATGCACGATATAGTAATGCCCCTGCTTATGTAGAATATGGCATGACTGATACAGTTTCTTATCTTTGCGCGATGCAATGCCAATACGCGTCAGTGTCTCTTTCACTTTTAAGAAGTTGTCTGGTGATGTGAGGCGCACTTCGACGCATTGATCTATGATCGCGGCGATGTGCGGAGGTAATGATTTTTCATGTGCCATACATTCGACCCTTTGTCGAAACCATGCCGCCTTTATCAAGACGCTGGCGTATAATCGTTAACTGGTCTGATGTATGGAGGGGTAGAAGAGTGATCGCATGGCGCAAACTGCAACCATAGTATTCTCCAACCAATCGCGCATCATCAGACACCTGATGTTTGAGCCACTTACTGTAGCGTTTTCTCGGTCGGAGAATATTTAGAAAAAACAAAAACTGTAAACGTTTGTCGAGCCATGAACGCTCGTTCATGGTGTTCGCCGCCAACACGGTGTCGTGATGGTAGGAGAATGCGCGGTTCACCAGAAAGGGAATGTAATGCTTCTCGAAATCTGGCGCGTCAAGCAGTGCCGCATTCTTGGAATGGGACACCGCTTCCACATATTCAAATGGGCCCTGTGCCATAGACTACTCAGTCACATGGATATGCGACATGATCTCAACGAGACATGCCAACATGTTGAGCGACTTGTCTGCAGCGAACGCGGAACGATAGCTATAATCCGCCATCGTCAGAATGATATTGGGAAGTTCGTCAGGCTTCACATGCTTTGGCACCGTCTCTGAGAGCATGCGATAGAACGCGGCTTCATCCGCATCTTCGTGATCGCTAATCCACTTGCGCACAGCGACGAAGTTCGCGCTGCTCAAGGCTTTCATCAGCGTCATCACATCTTTATCCGAAATCTGTGCAAGAATCTCAGATTGCAATGCGCCTGTCGCGCTGAATCGCTGAAGTTCATTCAGGGTACGACGAAAGTCTGGAAAATACAGACGCAACACTTCCAGTACGAGAGCTTTGTCGTATGTGACGTGCTCCGTATCAAGAATCTCCAGCGCCCGTTTTGCGAACTGCGCCATCAGATTCGCACGTTCTGCCTTCGGAATGGTGAAGTTCACAACGGAGCACCGAGAATGCAGCGGAGCAATGATGCGGTTGCTGTGATTGCAGGTCAACACAAATACGGTCGTGGAAGAGAACTCTTCCATGAACGAGCGCAGTGCGGGTTGCGTCGATTGCGGATTCAAATAATCTGCTTCGTCGAGAATAATCATCTTGCGCTTGCCATCCAGCGACATCGACGACGCATACTCTTTGAGTTTCGTGCGCAACACGTCAATACCGTTTTCGTCTGACGCGTTGATGACTAACGTATCCATGCCAAGATCTGCGGCGAGGGCCCGGGCGACGGTGGTTTTACCCGTGCCCGGTTTCCCCGTCAACAGCAAGTTTGGAGTATCGCTCATGGCTTTTATGCCTTCGAGCGTTTGAAGGATCGATTGCGGAAGAATACACTCCGAGAGTGTTTTGGGTCGATACCGCTCGACCCACACAAAGAACTCACGCGTCATTATACTCACCTCTCATCATCAAATGGTACCCCCGCTTGGATTCGAACCAAGACTCCGCCCACATCTAGGGCTGCGAGGGTATAAGCCTCGGGTGCTCACCGTTACACTACAGGGGCGCGACGTTACTGCGCTTTACGCACAATCAGATACGCAATCGGCAGCGTCGTATGCTCCATGTAGATGTACGGCCACGAACTCACGCTCACATGATAGGTGCCATCCAGAATCAGATCAAACAGTTCACGACGAATCGTCGCGGAGAATTCGTCGCCGCTCAACGTCTCGATATCCTTCGTGTTGACGGGATACGAATACACGCGAGACGCAGAATTCTTTTCATCATGCGGCTTCACAATCACTGAAGACTTCCCGATCTCAAACGCAATCGTCGGCAGATTGTTGATGCCGGAGAACTTCTTGATTTCCTTCACCGCATGCTCAGGCAGCGTAAACTTCGCCTTTGGATTCGATGTGACGAATTCCTTCGACGGTGGTGCCATGACGACAGACGGATCCGAATACGGATACTCCACGTGCGACGGGCTATTCGCGCCACGAATCACAAACTGCGTCTCTTCGAACGTCAACGTCGGCTTCTCATACGCAGACACGTTCGACAGGAATTCGCGCAACTGATAGATTGGTGTCTGCTTCGGCCATGGCGTATCCAGTGTCGCAATCGCCAACAAACTCTTTGCGGGATGCGTGGTACGCTGCACGTCACCTTCCACCAAAGAGGCAGACTCCGCGATATCGGAAAAGTTCTTCAGGATCTTCAGCGTCGTATCCGTCAACGTATAGGTTTCACTTGCAACGGCATTGCTCATAGGTTCTCCTTCACATGAATTACATGAAATACTAACACGACATTATACACCATGACCATAAACTTCTTCATCATTTACTAACCATCGGGGTGCTTCTAACACACCCGCAATACGACCATCAGGATTCCTCCATTGCCATAACACAGTTTTCTCTGTGGTAACTGTTGGTTCGGTACGCACATACACAGTACGTTCACGCCACGGAATGCCGTGATAATCTGGTGCTTGCGACATCTGATAGACGGATGACAGCACGGCGCGAAGATCTTCAAGGGAACCTGTGTTCTCGACCACCACATGAATGAATTGCGCACCTTCCGAGAGAAATGCGTATTCACTGAGATGCAAATCGGGCACGTCGATGTTCATGTTCGTCAACCCATCTCGGCGTTGTACCCGCGCTTGAATGCTGGCATTAGTCGTCTCATCGAACGGAAAACTATCGGGTCGATAGACCCAAATATTCATGCCCTGTTGAGTGGTGACCCAATGCAGTTCGTTTCCGAATCGACAATCGGTAAAGATGCTTGGGATGGGGGGTGTGTGTTGACGCGCCGCGGCCGCGAGCCAGATTGACGAATGATATTCGCGGAACACATTCGTGCCAACTTCTTGCAGGATCATACGCGGTGTCACATCGCGACGCAGCACGTCAGACCAGTACGCGTCTTTTGTCTCACGCCATTCGCGAGATGCGGGCGTGGCACCTTCTATCATGTGCCGCTCCCACCCAAAGATTTTCGCAACCGCATCTTTGAGTGGGCCAGCGAAGCTCAATTCCTTACCGTTGGTGAGCGTGAGCAATTCGTTAGCAGCGGCATTCTTACCGCTGCCAATGAACCCACAGAACCCAAAAACCTGCACAGGATGCGTCAGAGTCTCCATCATAACCGTATGCGCACCAATGACGCTAATCGCGCTTGATGACTTCCTGTGCGTCTCTCGCGACGGGCGTGGAGAAGTTCTGCTGTTGCTGCTTGTGCGACAATCCTGCCAAGGCATCCAAAGAACCACCGAAGACGTAGGTGCCCACGTGCTTCAGCTTCATCCACGGGCAGAGATAGATCTCGATGCCGATCTTTCGTGCCCACTGGCAGAACATGTAGTCTTCCGACAAGTAGCGCCGCGTTTCGGGATCGATGACGGTATCGAAGAACGCATGAATCTCACGGCTTCCATCGAAGTGCTTCGTGCGGTTGTGATCCGGCTTGTATGAGTAGTCTGGATACGCCTCACGATACTTTTCGAATGCATCACGGCGCACCAGCATGAAACCAGTACCGATTTCCAGCACCGGAACAGGCTCGTCGAGGCGAATCTCCTTCGTGCCGGGCGCGACATTGAACACATAATCGCCGGAATACTGTTCAAGGTGCAGTGGATTCTCGTCAGCAAGACCGAGCTTCGCGGCGTCGTAGACCTTTTCCCATGCGATAGTCTTCTTCGGATACGGGCCACCCGCGACAGGTTTATCCAGCGCAAGGAGGGCAATCACATCCATCGGGTTGTAGTCGATATCACTATCGATGAACATCAGATGCGTGGCATCACTACGGAGAAACTCATCGACCAGATAGTTTCGAGCGCGAGTGATGAGACTTTCATTGAAAAGGAAGAAGAACTGCACTTGCACACCGTATTTGATACACACGGCATTCAGATCGAGACAAGACTTTGCGTATGGGCCCGCGCACTGGCCGCCGTACATTGGGGTCGCAACGAATAATTTGCGCTTGCGGATTTCTTCAATCGGTACTTCAATCTTTGCCATGTAAGACTCCAAAAAGTTAATAACAATTCATAACGCATTCTACCACATACACTGCTATATAGCAGACATAAAGAATGAAGCGAACCAGAACGGTTCGCCTCGGTGGGAACGCATCACACGAATAATGCATGAATGAACATCATGGCACTTTTCGTGCTTGTCGGACGCGCGGCTGTAGCATGATGCTACAAGAATAATTATATCACAAAAAAATAAATGTCGAACACCACAACGCTGCCAGCGCACCAAGCGCCGCACCTACGACGTACATCACTTGTTCTTCGCGTGTCGAGGCCTCCGCGATTCGCTTGACGGCGGTGAACGTCAATCCCGCAATGCAAATATCTGTCACCAATGTACCCACATAGTTCACCGAGGCAATTGCTCGTGTATTCAGCGTGATGATGAAGTAACTGGCGAATTCAATACCTGCTAATTCTAAACACGGTCGGGTGAAGTATTTTCGCATTACGCTCCTACATTCCAGAGAAGAATTTTCTGATGTGCGAGAATATTTAATGCGCCTTCACGTCCGGATGATGGCACCGTCAGTGTCTGTGTGCGAGTATGTCGCCAATCGAGCAGTATCCGCCATGCTTTCGCATCATATGTCGGCGCACTCGGAAACGGAGGTGCATCTTCCGGGCGTACCGGTTTATCAAACTTGTAGGGAGAGCGGTGGAGAATCGCTCGACCGCGTTCGTGATCCGTCATGGTGTGACCGACTGACACGACATGCACCTCTGCGTCTGGCCATGCAAGTTGTAGACCACGCGAGAGTGTTCCGCTGGAGCCCACCGTCCACACCACGTCAGGTACAATAGGAAGACTCCGAGCAACACGAATGATGCTGGCGATCACCGTGGGATGCTCCAACCCAAGAGGGAGCACACGACGATGCATCGGGTCGTCGTTCGCATAATCACGGGCACGTTTCTGCGTCACACTGAGCATACCGTTTGGCACCCATCGATAATCGGCGCCGAGCGCAAGACCGCGATGCTGGTATGGATGAAACTTCGAAGGATCCCGTTGCGCCATGAAGAGCACGGCCTTTTTCTGGTATCGTTCGCAGACAACGGGGAGACTGATCTGCGCGTAGCCCGTCGCAGGGCATGAGCCGAAAACCCATTCACGCACATCAGTGTTCGATGGATCGTGCCCGATGAGATAATCGAGAAAGCGCACTTTAGAGCCTGCGCCGAGCAGATCGTCGCGCACCACCAAGACACCATCGTGTTCTTCGAGATGTGGTGTGGGAAGTGGATCCTGCCAATCACCAATGAGTGAGAGATAGTCGTGTGCGGTCGTCATAGGGAGAAAAAATAATAACGCCGTGGCGCAAGTGCACTCGCATCCACGGCGTCGATGGTTTCTATATACTCAATGACGCCTGTCACCACCAACGTTCCTGTCATTGAGGCTTATGGTATCACGGTTGGTTCGTATGCAACACGCGATATCACTTCAAGAGGATACGACACCCCTTGAACAGCATCTGACATGCTGGTGTGTGCACAGCATGTTTCGCCCTTGCGGGCTCGTCAGAGATGCAAAGACAAAACGAGGGGCCGAAGCCCCTCGTCATGACTACACGGTCTTCATCAGACGCGCGGCGCGGTCACCGATCCACGACGCCTTGCCGAAGAAGTTCGGGTTGCTCTCGACGAAGTTCGCGATCGCCACCTGACGACGCGTCGGAGTACCGAGGCGGTACGCCTTGATCGTCTTGCCGTTCGACGTGACCTTCTCGTTCAGGTACACCGAATAACCCGCCTTGCGAAGCTCCGACACCCGAGCAGAAACGTTCGAGATACCGAAGCGGCTCTGCGCCTGTGCAGCGGTAATATCGCGACCGGTCTTGAGGTAGGAAAGCAGCTTCTGCGTAGCGGTCATTGACGTGTTCGACATATTCATTTTACCTTTGTGACTGGCTCTGAAGTTTGAAGGGTGATAACCGTCGCCAGTGTTTTCGTTCATCACCATGAGAACTATTATCTCACATTGCAGAGTCGGTGTCAAGCATTCTTTTGCTTCTGTACCACGTCTGCCAACGTTGGCATGCAATGGAAATTTCAAAACGCATCACCAACAACGAAAGCAAGTATACCGCACATACATGCGGATGTCAAGCGGAGTTAGAGACTCTGCCAATCAAGGGAAATGATCGTAATCTCACACCCAACATGCCGCTTTCGCAGCCATGCCAAAACTGCTGTCTCGCTGGTGGCAAGGTTCGGGAGTTGCGTGTTCGTCGAAATCAATTGCGTACGATGCGGGCCGCCCGTCGCGGTCTGATAGATGTAATCAACCGAGAACCGCTTCAGTCGCGAGACTTCTGCGACGTGTGCTCGAAATGACTGCACTACTTCCACTCCGGGGTCTTCACGTAATGTTGACTGTACACAGCATCAAAATAGCGCGTAAAATGGCTATACGAACTCTCCCATCGCTTATCGATGGGGGCACCGTGAATATCTGTCGCACCGTCAACGGATGCGCGATATACGGCATCGCCAAGTTTCCAGAACCCTCTTCCATCACCCGCATGGGGATTTTTGGGCACGGCAATCAATACCGCTTTCGCTTGCAGCTTTGAAATGGGGAGGTGGGGAAGATTTTGTTGAAACGTCTCCCGCGCTTCGCGAAGCGCAATATGATCACTCGCCAACGCGGGATTGTCTGACGCATTGATGGTGAGGTAATTCATGTGAGCACCATGCACGACAATCGGCGCATCCAGCTTCACCGTAAAGATGCGGATGTCGTGGTTCGTGGGGTGCACACGCTGCGTGGCCACAAAGCCCGTATACGGCACATTCATGTAGGTGCCGCGCACCACATCTCCATTATGGATACGGTGAATTGACGACATCGCTTCCGCAATACTACTCACGGGTTTCGCCGACCACATGCGGCACGACCAGTATTCGGCTTTCCATTTCGGCCCGGGGTTGTCGCAGTTGTGTCGGTCACGATACGCTTTGCGACGGTCGGGGTCATCGCGTTTGATCTCCATGTTGGGATCGCCGAACCCGAGCTTGATCACATTGCCTTTGTCGTTCTTGACGTAGACATAGAACTTATGCTTGCCGTCGTTGCTGCGGAAAGGCTTGTTGAGACTAACACTACGCCCGTCATACTCGGCATCTTCGCTGAGTTCTTTCCAGTCTTCATAGGCGGCATTGGTCGTTTGACCACCTTTGAAATCTTCTTCAGTTTCGCGAATGGTTCGAAGAATCGATAATAGCTTTGATGCCGACATAGCGTTTTCCTTCAGTGAGTGAATATCGTTCGTTGTAATCTTGTGCGTCTTATACGACGGAAGACTGCGCCTGTGACGACATCGAAGGTGATCCTAGAGAGTCTGACTGCGAACCCACGCCTGACCTTTGGGGTTCTGCACGGGCGTATGAATAAAGGTTTGCACTGCTCGTTGTACGACTTGATGCACAACGCCACCGGTCGTGTTGTAGACTTCTACGTAGTGCTTTCCAAACAGTTTTTGATAATGCTCACGGTTTTTTTGACAGTTGTGCCAAATATCGGTAACTAATCCGTCTGGCAACTGACGCGGCCGTTGACGATTCCGTTCCAGCGCAACTTCAAGTGACGTGTGCACGAACACCATTCCCGTATCATATCCATAGTCTTCCAGATGATGTTTCTTGGTGGCAAGTTTTGCATAGTCATCACCCGTGCCATCAATGATCATCCCCAAGCGCCCTTGAATATAGAGTTCTCGTTGACGATCCACCAAAGCTTTCGCCCGTGCACGTGGGCCATGCGGGTCGGCAGTGAGATGCAGGAATCGAGCGGGGTCTTCGCGTTCAATGTTCGCGAGATCTTTCGGAGAGACATGCATTTGCTTCAGCAAATATTCGAACATGTGATCGCTGTTGACCACCTTCAAGCCGTAGTGACTGAATGACGACTTGAACCCCGCATCCAATCCGAAGAGTTCTTCGGCTTTCGTGGATTTTCCACTGCCGGGCCCACCCGCCATAAAAATGGCTTTCAGAATCCCCGGATCGAAGACGCCTTCGTCGAGCGTTAGGAATGATTTGAACGACCGCATGCAGACTCCTATGAATATGGATATTTAGGTGTATGCCTCCTCACATCGACGACAGAGATCATCGGCCCATAGATAGACGCCGGTGATGAATTCTGTGCCGGCATTGGTAAACCGACCGTATTCCTGAATTTCACGAATCCCGTTACGAATCTTTGGAATATTGTGTTTGGTGTACATGCTGAACGTCGGTTGATCAATGACGTGATGCTCGTACAGTTGCCAATCGTTCTCCGTGAACATTAACCACGCATACACACCGTGCACGACGGCTGACATCGGTCGCTTCACATCAAACCGTACGGATGAGTGATATAACTCAGTCGGGTCGTTGAGAAGTAACGCATAGTCGTGCGTTTCTATTTGAACACCCAACGTTTCCAGTCGTAAATGCGCATATTCATGATAGATACCCTGCGCGGTACCTTGTAAGTCATACATACTGACATACACGGCATGATATGGATATGTCGGTTGCTGATAGGTATTGATGTGCCCCGATGTGCATCCTCCTATGCCGTGCTTGGCCTCGATGCTTTGCCATAGCCAAACTTCATCAAGGTATCGCGCAAGCGCATCATGACCTGCTGGCCACGTCTGTATGTAGGGGCGAATCGCGGCTGCCCACGCGTCGGATAGTTCTTCCGACAAAGCAGGTCGCAAAGTATCACCCATACCCAATGATGATTTGTAGTGTGGTGACTTGCCCGAATAGACATCAATCGCACCGTCACACAATGTGACGGGTGTTGTCGCGGGATGCTTTTTCCATCCAAACCGCGTAAGATCTAGTTGCTGAAGTACATCGGTATCAGCACCGTTTGTTTGTGGTTTGGCCATCCATGTGTACATATACACCTCCACATCTATTTACGTGCGCGTACTGCATACCATTCGAGCGCACAGGTGACACACAACCCATATGATGATGCTTGAGGCGCATCGGTATGTGCGCATTTTCGTGCGCGTGGTCGCATATCAATCACAGGAAGTGACGGTGTGCGTGGAGACAACCGCACGGATACCGGCAGCGTTCGACTCACGGCAGATTGCGTACCGGAGATCGTGCGCGTTCCCATTGGTAGGTTTGAATGCACGGAGCGCCGATCGTGCTGCTGAAACCATGCATGCTGTTTCGGTGTTACGACTTGAAAGACTGGTGCTGTTTTGTGCTCCCACGTCATGAAGCCCTTGACGGGTTCTTCCGCAGAACACGCGGTGCACGTGCGCGTATGTGGAAGTGCTGCGAGACGCGCGGCACTAATCGCGGTTCCGCATCGGCATTTACGTGGCATTAGCGAAACCCGCCACGAGAGATATTCTGCCGACGCGGAAACTGCCATGTACGGATTAGCGCATCCGGATCATGGTCAAATACATGACCATTGACGACCATGCGAATAGAAGAAGTTGACGGAGACGACGATGACGGCAATACTTCTGCATGATACCACCATCGATGGAGCATACGAATCACATATTTCATCATATCCCATAGTATACACGATCACACGTACCGAGTCAAGTGTTTTATGCGTTGAGATCCATGACGCCGTTACTGTCGCCGAAAGACGTTACGTCAACACCCAACTTCTGCAGCACGGCTAACATTGCATTCGCCATCGGGGTGCCGTCTGCGGCATGAATGTGACGATGCCCCTTGATGGTGCCGCCTGCATGACCGAGCAGCAGGAGCGGGCAGCGTTTGTGGTTGTGCAGGTTCGGATTCCCCATTGGTGACCCGTAGATGACGAGCGTATCATCCAGTAACGTGCCACCCGCTGACGGCACCGACTTGAGACGGTCGAGCAGATACGGCAGCATACTCACATGATACTGGTTGATCTTCGCAAACTCCTCAATGCGTGTCGCCACTTCGCCATGATGTGACGTGGGATGGAACCCACCCGAGACGCCGCTCTTGGGATAGACGCGGTTCGAGGCATCCCGTCCCGTCTTGAGCGAGAACACATGGGTGGTGCCCATCATAAACGCGGCCACTTGCAGATCGAACATCAGACGCATGTGTTCTTCATAGTCATCCGGCACGCCGACGGGCGCATTGGGCAGACTGCGTTCTTCACCACTGGTATTGTGCGCTTCCGTCAACTGAATGCGGCGTTCGAGTTCTCGCACATAGGTCGTCATTTGATCCAAGCGGATCGCATCGGATTTGGGCAACTCGCGTTGAATGCGACGAATACTCGACTGCATGAAATCCAGCAGGCTGCGACGTGACTGCAATCGTTCGCGACGATCCGCCGCATCGACGCCATCCCCAAACAACGCTTCGAACGCCATACGGGGATCACGGATCATCGGGAGCGGTTCCGTCGGGGACGCCCATGAAATCGTATCGGTATAGGTGCAGGTATAGCCGTAGGAGCAGCCGCCCGCTTGATCGACATTCTCAATGCACAACTGCATCGACGGCAGCGGCGTCTGTTGCCCGTATGCCTTTGCGTAGATCTGATCAAGTGACGTGCCTACGAATACATCGGAGCCTTGCGTTTGTTTCGGATGCGATTGCGTCAGGAACACCGCACTCGCACGGAAGTGATCACCGCCAATCTCCGGTGCAGTGAACGCTTCCGCCATGCGCACATCCGTCTGACTGATGATGGTAAGATGGTCTTTATACGGATGCAACGACGACAGAATGTTCTTAGAGATGTCGAACTCGGTGCCGGTGGTCGCAGGCGACCAAAGGTTTTTGCTCTGCCCGTAGGTGGTGCTGCCGGCGGAGCCGTGAACGACTTCGATGGCAATCAGATTTTTGGGGGTGGTCGGAGCCGCGGATGCATTCAACGGAATCATCGCATCCAAGAGCGGGAGCGAGAGTGTGGCCCCCAATCCTTTGAGCACGGTGCGACGAGGCAGCGTTTTTTGTGTCAGGAACATGATGCTCTCCTATTCGACGTAACTATAACCGCAGACTTCGCACACCCACATGCGACCCTGCTTGTACATATTGTTGCCGCACTGTGGGCACACGCGATATTCCCGACCGTCTGCATCAATCAACGGTTTTTCATTTGGCTTCTCATTTGGCTTCTCAGGTGGAGGTGACTTGGGGGATTCGGGGGTCTGTGACTGTTGCGCAGCGTATGCCATTGTCGCCGCAACACTAAACGCGGCCCCCGTCAGAAATGAACGTCGTGAGAGCATATGCGTCTCCTCTATCAGTGCCACACACTGTGATGAGGCGTATCCGCATGATGCGTCTCGTTTTCCGCATGCGATCTTGGTGGCACGTGTCGAGCAATGATTCGAATGCGGCGCACAAACCATACGAATAAACACACGTAGGCACTACTGAGCGCAATAAGCATGAGTTTGACGTATAGCGACATGTGGATATTTAGGAATATCGCTATTGAGTGACAACTACTTCTGTGACCGCTTGTGAGTTCATGACGTAGAATGCGTGTGACGCGTCGTTCGGGGTCAATTCCAGATATGACGTACGTGGCGTCAAGCGTTTTGCTTCCGTGCGCACCTTGACAGGTTGATAATGAATATTACGGAGATCCAGCTCATGACAATACGCGACAACAGCACGAGGCGCGCCCTTGCGAATCGCCACCACTGCGTATGCATCCTTCACGGGCACGATCCACAATGCCTCCGCACGTTCAGAGCGCATGGGAGATGCCATCGTATGTGGAAGCTCCAATAGCATCCGCTTCTTCCATCCCGTGAGACTCATGGTCGCAACCTCGCTTGCAATGCGGGCGTCGTCACCGCATCCATGACCAGATGAATTCGTTCGTCGCGGCCGCCGTTGATCGCTCGATGCGGCCAGCGCGTATCCAATGCATACGCAGAGAACGCGGGCATGTGCACCTCCTGCGCGACATCATTCGCATCCCATACCGTAAAGATCACTTGCGGATTCGTCTTCAACGGCACGTGTATGCGCATCAATTGCCCGACACCGAATCCAGAATCTGCATCGACTTGATCGGTGTGACGCTGAAGTTCACCCCCGCCGGGCTGCAAACGCATCAATCGAATACGATGCCATGTAACATCGCCAAACGCATGGAGCAGCGGTTCCAATGACGGCAGTTGCGCACGAAGCGTGGTATCCTGCAATGTGAAATCTTCATGCGCATGCGCGGCTTTCCACTTCGCATTCATTTCCGATGGTTTCGCGATCATGTGCACGTCAGCACTATATCCGCGCACCGATAACGCCCCCCATGCATGACCCGCATTGTAGTTGCTGTAATGATCTTGATACGGTACCGACAGCGCCGTGACTTCGGAATACAATGCCCGTGCATGTGCTTCGACGTCGACCTCACACGGGCAAATGCCATATTGATGCACGGGTTCCACGGTGCGCAATCGTGACGAACCAAACAATCCTGCGTCTTCTTCGGATTCGCGTACGAACCATGCGAAGATATCACCGAACGTGGTAATCTTGGTGCCTGCACGGGTCGCGACGCGACTAATGTGCGTGATGGCTTCCGTGTCGCGCACCGGCACCTGTATCCACAGCGGAGATGGTGCCGTACACAGACGCGCAAACTCTTGCTGCCATCGGCCATCATTCCAATCCACTGCGAGATATGACAACGTACGGTCGCCCGCAAACCGCTCACCAAACGCGACATCCGGAAACTGTGACAGTGCCGTGCGCACTTTCGCCGTCGTGATCACATACGCATATCCCTCTCCTACGACAAATTCGTTTGCGTGGAGGCGTTCTGCAATTCGATGCTTCTTGAATGCTGCAAACGGAGACGCCATGTAACTGTTGTATGTGGTGTACCGCGCTTCATAGTCAAGCAATGTATCGAGTGTGTACCCGTGCTGCCACGGTTTCAATGGTTCTGTCATCGCGTCACCTGTCGCAATCCTGCGCGATAGACATCAAAGAACGGTGATGCGGCAATCGCGTCAAACGGAAGATCTTCCTGTCGCACAAATCCGCGCTGTGGAATCTGACCACGCAGATACGCATCGACCACCGCAAGACAGCCATGCGCGGTGGTCCGCTGAATCGCCGTCACGTCAGGGGTTGCGTGTACGATATGCTGATACCCATCAAACAGATGGGCACGATGGCCGTTGACGCCCAGATAGGTGCCTTCGACGTAGATCCAGATCGCGACGAGATCGTGCGTGGTGCGAGGCAACGCCGCGGAGAACCATTGTTCTGCACGATCTTTATGCTCCGCAAGTTTCAAATCATCGCGAAACATGTGCATGTACTGATAGTGACCGGGATACCGCAGCGTTTTGTAGTTGACGCGTTGGGCTTTGCCAAGATAACTGTTGCACAACGTGCCAATGCCGCCACTCGTATGTGCGGCTTCAAAGGTGTGCCCCAAAAACTCCAGCGGCTCCACGTCATCCAAGGCTCGTACCTGTGTGCGCACGCCATTCTCAATCACATCGCACGGTGCGCAGTATTCATTGACGAGTCCCGCACAACTCCATGTGAGTGCGTATTGCAAATGATTGAACGGCACGCGGGGGAGTGCGCCGACGCGAATGAGGATCTCATCAAGACGGTCGAACGGATGCGCCAGATGCGCGGCGAGAATGCTGACCATGCCCGGCGCTAATCCGCACTGTGGAATCAAGACGCTGGTGGTCTGCAGATTTCGAATGAGGTTGGTGTTCCGTACATCCTCTGAGAGATTGAAGTACGCGACACCCAATGACGCGGCTTCCTCCGCCACCGCGAGATTGCATTGATAGGGGAGCGTGTCAATGACGGCACACCCCTTGACGAGTGCCAAACGGATCGTCTCACGATTGGTGAGATCATGACCGTCACGGAGATCATACCCGATCACACGATAGGTGCGCTTGATCAGTTCTGCGTGGATGTATTGGCCAATGTGGCCAAGACCGAAGACGATAATCGGCTTCTCTTGCGGATGTGTCATGAGATGTTCAACTCCTGTTCGTATGATATCCGATCCCGATGGAAAAGTCAAACGCGCATTATGGCACTTCCATGCGTTCGATGCGCGTCTGCAGACACCGATGGTGCTGGTCATAGATTTCGATGCGCACCCATATCGTGCCTGACGTGCGCACCGGAATCGTCCACGGCAGATGTTGTACGCTCGGGGTCAATGTGACCACGGAATCGCGCACCGTCATGGCATCTTCGACGGTGACGAGCGCATACCTGCCGGGATCCTGTGCGGGGAGCGTGATCTCCATCTGTGTGACGCGTGTGTCTGCCCATCGAACGAAGGGCGTCATATTCCGTATCTGTATGTGCAGCGATGACGCACAATGCAGACTGAGCACACACCACCCGATGAGGAGACTGATGCGGGTCAGTCGCATGTGACGGTCAGCGTGACAGCACAGGTGCGTTCATGCGGGCGGTCGCTGCGCACAAGACACTTCCAGCACCGATACACTTGCGCACGTTCGTCATAGCGCCATTCGTGCGGGGGCAGCGCAGCAATCACGGTGTCAATCGCGTCGGCTTCCGCCACGCTGGTTGCGATGAAATGCGCATCTTCTACTGGATGTGGCTTCGCCGCGTCTCGACGAATCTCTGCCACCTTCGTCTGCAGCAGGTGAATGGCCTGTTCGATCTCACTCATGTGTCTGTTTCGATCCCGATACGCACGACGGATCTTCTCGGCGCAGGCGGGGCACCCCCGAACGGCTTGCGCTTCCAAGGCTTTGAGACGCTCAATGATGCTCTCGTAATACCGGCGATGGGCCAAGCCGCAGGTGGGACACGTCCATCCAGCAGGAACGGGATCAGGGACGGCGGGACATGATTCGGCACGCACGGCGGCGATCAGGGCCGTGAGGTCAGTCTGAAGCTCGGCCCCAGTCTCGGGCTCCCATGACTCCCATTTTTCAATGAAAGCGGTGATGGCCTGCTCCACCGCAGACGACGCGGCGGGCTGAGGCGTGGGGTGGTCGCTCATGCGTTCCTCGATTCGTTGATCGCCTGAACCCGCTTTACGCTGCACGTGTCGCCGCACGTGTCGCTGTGCGCTTCGTCGCCTGCGCGTCTCTAAAGTCATCCCATGACATATCACCCATCCTCTGATTGACGGATCGACTGATGACGACAAGATTGTCGTACGTCGTTCGCCCACCCTTGCTGTGAGCAATCTTATGACCCGCTACAGCGTGATCCAAGACCAAGAACTTGTTGGTGTATGCACACCGCTCGCCTTGCTCCTTCCATTTCCGAACCTTGTCCGCAAACGAGAAGTTGCGTTTCGGGTCTAACAATCGAATCACATTCGCATTTTCCAACTGAATCGCCGTCAACAGCATTTCACACTTCGTCGCGAGTTCGTGCGGCGCATACTTGCCGAGCAAGCGGGAAAACATCGTCGCTTTGCCGGTGCCCGCATCCGTCTCGTTCCAATCGGGATAGGGATTCGTGTCTTTCGGAGACACCGTGAGCTTCTTGAACGCGTTCATGAACGCATCCGTGATGTCGTCTGCACTGCATTCGTTGCCGAACTTCCAGCCTTTGTGTTCCTGATCGAGCCACATCAGGAATACATACAATGTCGTCCAATAGGAAAACACTTTGCTATTCCTTCGCGTATTGGAGAACTTTCCGAATCGTTGTGCATCGTGCTGCTTCGACGGCGGAATAATCGTCTCCATATGTTTGAACCGCCTTTCGATCGCTTTTCGCATCGTTTCGCACGATCGGCGCGCATCTTGCGACGTGTCGGATTCCATGTCTTCGTCGCCCTTATACGCGATGTCGCGATACATCTTGGTAATCTCGTCATCTGACGCATACCCCGTGTTCGTCGCAAACGGTGTCTTCAGCTTTTCGAACACAAACAGTCGAGCGAGACACTCTTCCAGTTCCAGTCTGTCGTTCGTGAGATGTGACATGATGCCGGTGTCGTTCGCACCTTCATTGATGAACCGTGACACAGGAATCTTATAGGGTTCGATCTCCGTATCAGGCGTCACGCTTCCCGTACCCGTGCGCACCATGCCACGCACGATTCGCGCCACCCAGCCTCGAACGCCATTGCGCTTTTCCTGTGCGACGAGGTCGTTGGTGTTATTCTTCATGAAGAAGATTTCCGCTTTTTCTTCGTTCGTCGTGTCTTCACCATATTCTTCGACTTCGATCGGCGTCTCACGCAACTGGCGTGCCAATTCCGTGCCGTAATGCTCGTATGACGCCAACTGCTCGATGCCTCCAGTTTTGCGCGGATCGACGGTGACGGTGATGCCGGCATCTCTCAAAGGCACAGGCAGCGCATTCAACTTCGTCACGGAACGGTTCTTCCCGTCTGCTGATGCATCTGACAGCTTGCGCAAGACAATCGTCTTTCTGTTTTCCAAGTACTGAAACAAGCTGGTGATGCGCTGCTGACCGTCAAGCACTTCAAGCACGAGACGATTATCCGGGAGGCGCGTCCAACTCGCGGTCAGCGTCAGTGATGCGGTACGGTTCAACGCGGTATAGACGATGCCGCCTTTCCATTCATCTGTCGCGACGAGTTTTCGTTGAAACTCAATAGGTCGAGGGATCAGCGTTTTCTCTTTCCACATCTGATACAGGGTATCAACCGTGTACAGATTCTTCGTAAAGCCGAATTCGTTTTTACTACTTGTCGTGTCGTATAACGTCTTCATGATACGGTGCTTTTTTCTTTCGGGTGTTTGGTGTACATCGAACAGATCAGTCAAAAAGGCACCGCAGTGCCATGGGTGTTCACTGTTCGTTGTTCGCACTCATGCGAACGAAACCATTATCTCATGGAACAGATACGATGACAGGCAGAATTGACAGAAAAATGTTCGAGATTTCTGGCATTTGACGGATCCGTGTGATCGATGACGCATGCGATGTGATGCATATTCCCCGTGTTTGTGGAATCGTAATGGTGGAGATGATTGGAGGCCTGTGGAGATTGGTGGAGACTGGTGGAGACTGGTGGAGGTTGGGTTGGTTTAACGCGTGGGAGAATCCGAAGACTCCCCCACACCCGCAGCCTCTCAGAGACGTCTCAGAGACTCGCAGCGACTGCAGACTCCGCGGCACTCGCTGGCACTGTCGCATCTGCGACCACCTTGAATGCCGGCACCTCATAGCTCGTCACGGTGCGACCGGTGCGCACCGGCACCACCGCAAGATTCATCTTCGTGCGAATCTCCCACATATAGGTGGCCAAGCGATACTTCGTAGACTTTCCATTCACCATCAGCACCGCATCGAGATCCGGATCATTGACCGCGATCATGCCCTGCTTCGACTTGATCACATCCGCGACTTTTTCAAACATCTTCTGCATTGTCTGTTCCTTGTGTGTGTTGTGAGTAATGCACGCGTCTTACGCAATGAACGGCATCACCGCATTGATTAAGACGCGATTTTGAGCGGCCGCTACGTTACTCTTCGTAAAGGCACTCATGATTCGGCGATTCGTCATCGTCGAAGTATCGAGATCTTCAAACGTGTCATCCTGCATATCCAGCTTGCGGTTCGACACGATAATCGCGGTATCCGCAAACAGGCTCGGCAGATCCTTCCGTGTCACCGCAGCAATCTTGTCATCCGCGAGACGCGCACCGTACGGCGCGGCGACTTGGTACACATCCTTGGCATCCGTCAACGAGCCCAACGCGCTCGCCATCGTCCCGACGGC